TCATCCACCACCGGAACCTCCTGCTCCTACCACTAATATTGCAATATTTGTAGGTATTGCTCCGTCTCTAAAATTTGTGATATTAAAATCTTTTATGGAATAAGGGGTATCACCACTATAATATTCTACCGCTAATTTATAAAATTTACCGTTATTATCTTTATATAAACCTATACGAAAATCCCCTGTTTGTGGGGCAGATACAAAGTCACGTAAATCAAAAAATTTATTAGCACTTGGAAAAGTTCCTGCTTTTATTACGGCAATTTCCCCTTGACTATCTGTATAATTCTTTAAAACTAACTTAGTTGTTCAATTATCTCTTGAATCATATACTGTTCCTCAGGCATTACTATAATCATCTGAGTTAGGTTTTTTGTAATATAAATCTGAATATCTAATAGTGGTTCCCTCATAACCTCAGGTTACAGTATTAGTATCATGATCTGCATTACAACTTGAATAATATTTTCAACCGTCATACATATATGTAGCCATAAAATTCACCTACTTATTTAGATTTCTTTTCTAATTCTTCAACTCTTTTAGTTAATCTTTTAACTTCTTCAATTAATAAATAAACTATCTTATTTTCTTGAATTGATAAATAACAATCTCTATCTTCTTTAACTAATTCAGGATATAATTCATGTAAGTCCTGTGCTAAGCAACCTATCTGATTTTTAGGTCCATCTATATAATCATATCTATATATTGGTAAATCCAAAATGGAAGGACCATAGTTAAAAGTTTCTAGATTTTCTTTTAATCTTTTATCTGAAGTAGCATAGAAACTACCAGCTCTTACCTCACCAGTTGCTGTTATATTAGGAACATATAATCTCTTGTCTGATACATAATAATAAAGATTAATGTTAGCGTTAGCTTTAAGGCAGTTACCACTTATATTAGAGTATCCTAACAAATAAATTGTTCCTGATTCTATTCCTTCAACAGGTACTCCATCTATAATTCCATCAACATAACCATAGGCAGTATCAGCATCATCATTATCTATTTTTACTGGATGTTTACCATAAATACCTGAATAAGGTTTGGGATTACTTTTAATTACACCATATTGAGAGCTAGTTGCTTTTTGAACGTTAGCTTTAAAATAACTTACCTGTCCGTTTGCCTCTTGCTTTATAGTAGTAACAAATTTTAAATCATCTAATGCCGCGTCAACAGTGGTACTAGGATCTTTTATATCATATGCAACTACTTGTCCAGAACTATTAATTATTAGATTTCTATCTTTACTATTATCCTTAAGTGGAGGTATGTATAAATTATTTGTAGTTAGATTATTGTTATTAATGTTATTGCTATTAATGTTATTGCTATTAAAATATTGATTAATAGGTTGATCAGTTCCAGATTCAGTGCCACCATAAATATGTTCAGCTTTTAGAATAATTCTAGAATGTTTAGGAACAACATAATTATAAACCGGTACTGTTATGGATTCTCCTTCAACTATTATTGTTTTGTCTTTTATTTTAGCACCTTTTGTTAATATTTTAAAATAATAATGACCATTATCTGGTGCCTCCGGATCTGGTAATTCTGTAGCTAAATTAAGACCTGTAAAGTAATAATTGTTATTTATGACATTATCCAAATTTGAGAAGTCGACAATTGTACCATAACCATCATCATTAGTATTTCCTGGAGTTATACTACCAGCAGTTATAGTAGTTTTTAAATTTCCTAAATGTCTACTAGTAATATAATTATTATTAGTATCTAGTATAGTTGAATTCGATGTCGAATTTGTGTTTGTTGGTTCTGTAGCATTTGATGTAGCGAATACTATTTCCGCATAAATATTATTTGGTTGATTTTGATGATTCGGAGTTATTGTATCTTCACCAATTAAACCATTAAAGGCATCATATGAATCTAGAATTTTAAAATAATAACCTTTTATAAAAAATTCAAATGGAACAAAAGGTCTGGGATTATCATCTTTCTTAGCATATACGCTACTTCAATCATAGTCTTCAGATATAACAAAATCTCCTTGTCCTTTATTATAACTATCATTACTATATCTAATTAATTTTGAAATTGATTTTATAGCATTTGCCTCAGTATTTAATTTACTTTCAGGATTATATGAGATATTAGTGGTTCCATCAGAAACATCTCCTCTATAACCAGAAGGATAAACTTTTATATTTTTACTCTTAACATAATTATCCATTATATCATTCATTATATCATTTCTCCTCTATAAATAATTTAGTTATTCTTGGTGGCAGACTTGGTATTAGATAGGGATAAGGTCCATTCAATCTTTAAACTATATTCAGCGGATAAAGCAGTAATATCCTTAGGAATTAAACTTCCTAACTTGCTTGACATCTTGGGATCGGTATTGGCAACAAAGAAATATGCAGAAGGATTTCCATATGTATTAGGTTCATCTTCTACTGTAGTTGCGGAATTTCAGGCATTATTCTTACCATATAATCCCACTAGATTAATAGGTTGCATTTTAAATCCCATTTTGTCATGTCACTTGTCTCCTGTGTCAAGTGCTGATATTGTTAATGCAGTGAAAGGTATTAGGAAGGTATAAGTAATATTACCATCACCTATATTTTGTGTGCTATCTACTTTAATCTTTGGTTCAGTCATAAACATACCATAGGATGAAGATACAATATTTTTCTTTTTAGCATAAGATTTTATTAGCTTTTTTTCATCTGTTATCTTTGAAATAGCATCATCAGCAATTTCTGGTATATCACCCTCATTGGTATCCTCAAATGGAATAGAATAAACCCCTAGAACAATAGGTCTATATAAATCAGCTTCAGAATAATTACCTCTTAATGCTTCCATTATATGTCTAAATAAGGGTCATCTACCATTATTAGTAAATAACTTTCTACGTACTACTTTATCCCCTTTTATTACACTTACAACTATATTTCCTTCATACGAAATTTTATTAATAGATTTTTTATTATTATTTATCATAGATTATTTTGCCTTCTTTCTTCCTCTGTTGTTAGATGATGTCTGTTCAGTTGTTGCCTTATTTAATGCGGCATTAATTCTTTCTTGTTCCGCCCTTTCATCATCTAAAGAAGTTTTATTTCTAGTTAATATTTTACTATCAACTGAATAAATATCTTTATTAATTGTACTATCTACCTCTCCAGTAGTGGCTTTTCCGGTATTTTCCTCTGCCATCATCTTAACATTGTAATTAACAATATCATTACCTAAAGATTCAATTTGTTTTTGCTTAATAATACTAGAAGATACATAATTTCAAGAATAATCCTTATTTACATTACTTGATAAATCTAATCCTGTATCATAAGGAGTATTAAATTCTGTTTGATTTCTTATTGTATAAGAAGTTCCAGAAGGTAAAATATAATCAAGAACATCTCTGATTAAGGTTCAGTCCTTAACATCTGGAGGTAAAAGGATAATTAATCCATCACCATCATATCCAGTAACTATTTCAGGTTTGAAACTTGAATTTTCAATACTTGTTATCATTTCTAGTAATAATAATATAGCCTTTTTACTTCCTTTTGCTTTCATACAGGAAATAAATATAGAACATAAGGCACTTAACTCCAAGTTATTATATTCATGTCTAGGATTAAATCCTAATGTAACACACATTAATTCAAGGATTTTTTGATTTGGAGTATTATTAGTTGTTATATCATATATTGCTGATGTATTATTCTTAACATAATTGAATACTACATCTTTTATTCTACCAAATAATTGAAAATCTCTAGATTCATTATAATAAACTGAAGGAACTTTCTTCTGAGTTTTTATCATATATTAATACCTCCTATAACTTTGAGGAAGTTGCAACATCTATATCTGAAAAATCTGTATTTAATTCAGCTAAAACAAATTTATTAACTTCATTATTCTTATCAAATAATATCATTGAATCTGACATAGAATCAACATCTAATAAAACACTATTATCAATATCAATTGTAGCATAGAAATCTGGATATTTCTTAATAATATAATCTTTTAAGAATCTTTCACAAGCCTTAGCTTCAAATCCTAAAAGATTATAATTAACTCCTGTACGTGAAGGTGTTTCAAGTGACTTAGTATCTTCCGACTCATTTGTAAAATCTACTAGTTTTTCGCTTAATATCCATAATTCACCCATTGCACCACCTTGTGGTTCAATTTTTAAATATATCTGCTTAATTGAACTTGATGGAGCTGGTTTATTTATTTTTATTATATGTAATCCTTCGGCTATACCGGATAATTCCCAGTAAGCTGAATGACCACTGTCATATATTTTATTAAATTCTTCCAAAATATTATAAGTTGAAAGAATGCCATTTTTATCACAAATACTAATTTTAATTGTACCAGTTTGAACTGAAAGATAGAATGTAAATAAATCATAATTATTATCAGGAATATATAAAGGTAACATTGCGTAAGAAGACTTTTCTTGTAATTCAGTTAAATTAATTCCTTTATTAATATCAATTACCTTACCATCTTTATCATGAGGGGTTGCAGGTAATAATGAATATATTAAAACATTATCCTTATTAGAAGCAGTTATATTTATGGTATGTACTGATATAAATAATCCTCCAGATTTTTGAATATTTATATTAGATTGTAAACAATTATTAATTGAACCCATACTATTAAATTCAGCTATGGTTTTATCTGTATATATTGTTTCTACTAATTTAGAAGGATCAGTAGATAGTAATTCTTTAATTTCATCATCACTTAACTTTCTAGTTAAAGCGCCAGATTTATCAGCATATCAACTAGTATAAAGTTTTATTCTATGCTTATTATCCGTACTTAATTCTTGATATTTATTAGGACCTATATTAATATTTAGCATTGGTCTAACTTTTCACTCAACAATACCTTTATAACTTGTTTCTGTATAAGTAGTTTCTCCTTGACTATAAGAAATATAATCTAAACCATACCAAGTATCAGACTTAATTACTGTCTCGGAATTAGTCATTATTATTTTATTAATGGTATCTTTATAACCTAAAGTAATAACATTCATTTGTTCTGTTTCTAGATAATTACTATCATTCCAATTCTTATAAATCCAATCGCTATTTGCAAATGCCCCAATACCATTTTGTGCAACATCATCTTTTGTAATAGATTGTTCATTATTTAAACTTCAAATTAATGCAGGAAGAGTTTCAGTTGATGTAGGATGATAAGTTAATTTTGTACCAGGTCCTAATGTTAATAAATCTGTTTTTGCGTTATTTGTATAGAAGAAATATTCACCATCATTTAAAATGCATTCATAAATATTATTGCTATTTTTAATAAATGTTAAAGTATTATTGTTATTAGCTAACCAATAAATATAAGCAGTTTTTTTAATAGCGGCTTTATTTGATCCTTTTATATAAATTTCTTCTGATGGTTTTAAAGAGAACATACCTTCCATATAAAACGCACTAGGCCAACTACCATCATTCTTTTTTGCCCAAGAAGGATTTAAACGACTTTCCTTCTTTGTGTCACTATCCTGTAATGCAATATTTGATTCTAATATACCTGAAAATTCGGTTTCAATACATGTTGTAGCGGTTCCTGTTCAAGTTTTCTTTTTATATTTACCACCTTCATAGCAATATTTAACCCATTTTACGTTTTTTTCAGTATCGGTATAATTTACATATAATGCCTCATCAGGTCTTAATTTAAACGGTGTATTTTCGGCAATTATTTTATCGGTACCTCTAGTATCATCTAATACAATAAAATAATTAGTATACATAGGATAGGTTTCTTTGTTAATCAATTTAGATGATATTAATTGTAATGTTTCATTTTCACCTAAGGTAATAGTTTTTGAAGGATTATCTACTGACATTCCTGAAACATTTAATTCCATACTAGTTGAAATATAAGTTATAGAGGTATTTACATCTAACTTAGTTGAACCTGCTGCCGGATTTGCTGAGGTATTGTAATGATTTTCTCCACCATAAATATTATCATTATTAGCATTAAGAGAATTAAATGCAACATTTATTTTATCATTATAATTAAATAATGGAACTTTACCTGCTAAAACATTTTTAGAAACATAATTAAAATATTGTTTAGTATTTTCACTTAATGTTTCGGTTTCAGACGAAGATTCTCCTTTGTATTTTAACTCTTTTTCACTACCGTCTTGTAACATATAGAAACTACTTATATCAGGGTCATCTAATAAAACCATCTTTATTCTAGAATCAGCATTTTGCATAACATTTAATAAAGATTCATAAGGAATTTCCTCGCCATACTCTAATTCTCTGGCATTAAAATTCTTATATAATGCTTGATAAACATTATCTTTTATTTGAGCTACCTCAAATTTATTTACCTTATTATTAGTAACTATCTTTGCTTTTAACTTGTAATAATTTTTATATAAATATAAAGGATTTTCAGTTTTCTTCTTTTCATTCTTTACATGCTTTAATTGATGAGAAATTGTTTTATAATCATCTAATCTATCCTTTAATATAAATAATATATCGTCACTTGATGTAGATAATGGTTTAAATGATTGATCATATGTTGTTTGTGTATAAGCATTTTTAATAGGATTTAATGGATATACAAATAAATCAAAATCATTTATTCTAGGAAGCATTGCCTCGCCATCTACAAAATCACCACTTGTGCCTACTCTTACTTTTGCAGTTGTTGGTGTCTCATCAGCTACATCCTTATAGATAGCTCCTAATGTTCCATATTCTGCTACTGTTTTAGCATAATTTAATTCATTTCTAATATCAGAAACCTGACAATTTGATACTAATGGGGTATTATCTAATTTTTCATTTACAACCATACTATAAATTGCATTTGAATAATCCCTACAAGAAGTTAAAGTATCAAATGTACCAATAGTTCTTTTATATCCATTATATGCCTCATTAATTGTTTGAACATCACAACCATTATTTGTTGCATATAGGTTTTTGATAGTTAAATATTGAGTTGAATCTACATTTTCCTCTGCAGCATCAACTGAAGATTTTTTATAAATATTAATTGTAGAATTAACTAATTTGGTTAAGATATTAGCTTTAATATTTCCAGAAGCACCAGATGTTCTTATATATCTAATATAAATACCTTCATCAAATAAATCTACATAATCATCTGGGAATTGAATATAAGGTAATCCTTTACGAGAATCATAACCAAATTTCCATACTCTTTGACCTTTTAATTCAGTATTTAAATTATAGGTTTTTCTCCACTCCTTAGTTATATCAGAACTATTATAAATCCAAATACCATTTTCGGCAATTTGAGTTTCAGGTAAATAAAATCTATTATTATCGTCAATATTACTTACGTTAATAATATTATTTGAATTTATTGCTAAATCTATTAACTCACCTTCAATTGCAGTTGCCTCTTTGGTTACATATCTATTAGTTAATTCTACAGGTTCTGTTAAAACATAACTAATATCATTTGTATCATTTGTTACCACTGTAGTAAATTTAGGTAATGTAATATATGTAGTAGGGGCAATTTCAGATTCATCTGCTAATTGGTCTCCAGTCCACATAAAATATAACTTAGTGGTAGCAGAATTATAATATTTAATATTATAACCCATCATTTCACAGATTTTTCTAACAGCATCTTCCTGAGTTGCTGATGTGATAAATGCTTCAAGAATATTTTTATCAATATTATAATTTAATTTATCAGTAAGGAATGCATCTAGTTTTAATAAAACTACACCTGGATCTGACTCATTAGTATTTTCAGGATCCCAAATAGTACTTAATAATTGAACTAATTCAACTATTTCAGGATAAACCTGATAAAAATCCTTTTTAACATATCCTTCATTACTAATATTTAAATCTGAATTTGTTATCATAAAATACTTCCTCTCTTACTATTCACCATCTTCATATAAAACAAGTGAATATGTATCTAATTTTAAATTTGCTTGATTAATACCTCTAAATTTGCAATATAATTTACCTCTATCAAACATTACTTGAATATCTGATCTTGCTACTCTAATTTGAGGCATAAATAATGCAAGTTGTGTATATATTTCATCTATAATGATATCTCTCAAAATAACATTATTTTGATTGAATAAATACTTTTTTAATCTAATTCCAAAAAAAGGATCGCCAAATAATTCTCCTTTTTCTGATTTTAATAAAAGGATTGCATTTTGTTTAGTTGCATCTAAATCCTTTTTTATTCTAGTTGAATTACTATTCAACATTCTAGGAAATTCAATACTTTTCATATAATACCTCCAATCCTCATATCATATTAATTTAGTGAATTAAATTAGTTTAACTACCGTATCTGTAAAGTAATCCATTCCGGTATAATCTTCTTCATAAGTAGATTCATCATCTTCTTTTAATAAGTTTACTAACAATTTAATTTCATTATCTTCCTCACTAGTTGCTCTAACACCAACTACAACTGATTCACAATAATCACTAGTAGTTGATTGACCGTATGGGGTATAATCATATTCAAATGAATCTGCTGAACATCTACCAGTAGCTTTTAAATAATGATATTCATCATTATATTCTCCAGTAAAACCATTATCATATAATCACTCTCTTACTTCTGAATAATCCATAGCGGTACTTATCTGATTAATAAAATTAAATAATACATAATCTTGAGTATCATTAGACATCATAACAATATTATGCTGATATAATTTTAAATCTAATAACTTATTAGCCTCTTTTTCTAATTTTAATTCATTAACAGTTGCATATAAATCAGTATAATTAATATCTCCAACTTGAAAATCACTTGAAAATGTAGCTTTACCATTAACATTAATTGCATTTCCTAAAAATGCAGATTGAGATACATTATTATTACCTGTATATAATTTACCAACTACAACAGGATGTTCATAGTCATTATTTTCAAAATCCACATAAACAACATCATCTACATTATAACCGGTTACCATACCAGGTTGAATCATTATATTACAATCAAATACAACCTCTTGACTACCTGTGGTTTCAAATATTGGAATTCTAACTGATACTTTATTTTCTTCAAGTAATAATTGTGTTATTATACCTTTCTGAATCATAATTAAACCTCCATACTATCAGGACTGTCAACTCTAGTTATATTTAATGTTGTTCTACATCCACTACCATCAATTCTATCCACTTGCTTAGTTATAATATATAAACCTGAATCCATATATTTTTTACCAAAATATATAATATTTAAATTAATATATTCCATTAGTAATGCTGGTCTTAATAATCCTTTAAAAGTTAATGTTGCATTAATAGGATATTGTGTTGCTTTACTTCACCAAGTAACATCATTAGCCCTTGTTATATACTGTTCATTTTTTGAGGTAATAGCTGGTGAATAAATCATTTCCATTTCACCTTTATCATTAATTCTCTCTACATATTCCTTATTATTTAATTCTTCTTGATAATCAAAATAAATTGAATAGTTTTCATTATTTTCAATAGAAAATCCAGTTACTATTGTAGCGGTAGGATAACCAAGAGTTACCTCATATGCCTCAGGATGTTTCATATTTTTAGTAACCGCAGTTATTTTAAAATAAGGTCCACCTAAAACTCTAGTGCTAACATTATTTATAACTTCATTTTCCGCTTCATCATGAATTGTTAAAATATAAAATGTTTGAGTTTGATTTTTATTCGAATATAATGATGTTGGAACCATTAAAGATACTAGATAAGTTAAATAATCTAAAACTGAAATATTTACCTTTTTTTGAATATATACCTCTTTATCATCTGATGCAATTAAGTTTAATTGCTCAACTCTTGCATAATCTGCCATACCATAAAATAATGATGATAAACCTAAGTCTTTTTGTTGCAATAATCACTTAATTTCATCACTAGGTTTTTTAGTATATCCTCCAAAGGTATAAGAACCTGAATAACCTAAAATAGCTGACGATATAGCAGAAACATTATATGTTATTTTTGCTCCAGCCAAATCGAAACTTTTACCTACTTTAGTTATTATAGCTTGTTCATTTTTATAAACATATTCAGGGGCAGCCATATCTCCATAACTAAAAATTATCTTACGTCGTTTATTTTCCCTTGAAAATACTTTTTCAAAGAAATTAGGATCATCCCCTGGTCTTATGGTATAAATGAATACAAGTTCATATTGATTAACTTTACCATTTATCTTAGTTATATTTAATGATTGAATATAATTAGGATATTGAATATTTGCTTTCTTATAAAAACCTTGTTCTGTGGTTTCATTTAAATATTGTTTATCATATCCACCAAAACTATAATCACCTATTTGAACTCTAATATAAGGTATTTCTACCCTATATGTTGAACTTAAAAGAGATGCTGCATTTTGATTAAAATTTACAGGCATTATCTCTCATCTCCAAATTCTATACTAGCATAATTAGGAATTTTTAAAACTGGATAATTTTCAAATAAATCATCATCTAAACAATCTTGAATATCATTAAAATAAGCAATAATTCAAAATAAGGTAGGATTATTATAAAAATCTAATGCAATAGAATCCAATGTATCTGTTTCTTTTACCTTATATAAAGTATAAGGAGCATCTTTTTTCATATTAGATCCTAGACCATAAATATATTTATTATCTAAGGTATGATAAAAATATGGTCTATCTGATTGACGACAAATATAGTCAAATTTTCCATAACTTTTATTCTTTAAAACATCCATAATAATCTACCTCTTATTCCTCTAAATGGAATCCTTTTTTCATTGATTGAGTTACACCTCTAAAAGAACCATTTTTAAATATTGTTGTTGAATCATAAGGGTCAACTTCACTTACTTCAAATGAAACAGTCATATTAGCATATCTTCCATCAGGATATAATAATGGTTTTTCATAGTTTACTGAAACTCCACCATTTACAATACCTTTAATAAATATATCATTAGAAATTCTAACCGCAACTAAAGGAGGTTCAACTAACTTATTACTTAAATTATATCTTGGAACTGCTATTGCTTGTAAACAATGAACTAATCCTTCAACATAATCTTCACCTTCACCTAATTTATAATTACTAACACCTTCATTAAATTCATCCATCATATCTCTATGAAATTTAAATGTGAATTGAACCTTTCTAGGACCTGAATTTGAATATGTATAAACTGGTGCGGATCTTGATAATGCACTAGTTTCACTAAAAGTTGAACTTAACTGATCATTAATAGTATCTGGATAAGTTGGTAATATGAAATAAGGATCCTCAATTACATTGTTTCCTGAACTATCATAATGTCCAGAAATTTCCCCTTTTAAGTGTGAAATATAAATGTAATTATTAGGAAGAGGTCTTTTTAAACTTCCTCAATATTCATCCATTGTAATATTTGCCATAGTTAATTACCTTCTCTTTCTTGTAAATTTACATAATTACCTATTTTAGCTTCAATGTCTTTATCTACATAACCTAATATATCAGTTTTTGTATCTAATAAGTTTTCTTCTATTGCTAACTTATATAAAACTGCTACATATTTATCATCTCAGATACCATAGTTTTTACCAATTGAAGGAATACCTGAAGATTGTTTACCTTCCTTATATCTATCTAATAATAACCATTGTAATCTTTTAATATTTTCAGATATATTATCCATAGGAGTAATTGCATTATCCACTAAATATTCTACTAATCTATCGGCAAATGGATAACTTATATTGGTATTCATTTGTAAAAGTTGTAGTGATGACTTTAATAAATTATCATATTTAACTGCAGGTTTAATATCACAATCTTCAAAATCAGGATTTATATTTAAAACTGATTTATTATTTTTTCTTTTAAATATATTAATTTCTGGCTCCTTATCTGTAATCTCATCATTAAAATAAGGATTATATCAATCATTATAATTTAAATAATTTCCTTCTAAAATTACAATACTAGAATTGTTATTTGCTGGTAATTTTATAAATAATTTTAAAGAATTCTCATATCTTTTAGCATATTTATAAACATTAGTTTTTAAATTATTATAACTTAATTTATCATATAAAATAGGTGAATTAAATACACCAGAACCTAATTTTTGGAAAGTACTTTTTAAAAGATTTTCATTATCGGTACCTTTAAATAACTTTGTATTATATAATCCACAGAAAATTTCATATGGTAATGAACTATCAATAGCTACGGTATAAAGTTGATCTACCTTTACTGGCAGCATAACTATTTTATAATTAGGGTCATTGGAATCTTCTATATAAGTTATATATATTTTATTTTCATCTTCATCAGTTTTACCTGAGTCAAATGCTATTTCTGTATATAAATCATCAGGAAAGCTATTACTGTAACAATTATATAAAGGCATTAAATTTACCCCTTTATAATCTCTAATAAATCTTAAATATTCCCCTAAATATTCATGAGTATGGGAATCATAATTAATTCCTGTAAATTTTAACTTTTTATAGTAATTATTAGGAATACTATTAGCTTCAAATCTAAATAACTGAACAAAATCTTTAATTTTTTCATTATATTGACATACATAATCATCTTTTATATATAATTGACCATTAATTGCGTAGTCATTATCTTCATAGTTATAAACTTGTGGAGTAGGTAATTTATAATCGCTTAATAAGGTTTTAATAAATCCCACTATAATATGGTCGCTTCCAAATTTTATCATATCTTACCTCCTAAATTGTTTGAGTATTCCAAGGACTTTCATCTCAGTTTTTAATTTTAACGCTAACAGATGAGTTATTATTTATTACATCATCTAATAGTGTAAGTATTTGATTATTTAAATCTCATATATTATCCATAGTTTTATGTTCATTATTATCTTCAGCTTCAACTAAGGCTTCGTTCTTTGTATCTTTAATCATTGCATTATTAGCAGCCATATAATCATCACCAGAGGTATTAGCATTATAACTCATTGACATTAATGATGTAGTGTTTCCAAGGTTATTCATACCCATTGCACCACCACCAATAGTTACATTAGAATTACTATTTGCTGAAAATTGTTTATAGGCATTATTTAATCCATTACCAATATCTCCTAAACCAGAAAATATAGCTCCAATACCTCCTAATAAACTACCACCTAATGCGGTGGCTCTTAAAACATCTGCAACTGTTGCCTCTAAGTCTACACTATTACCAAATACTGATACAGTAGGTATATTAATACCACCAACGGTTTCCTCTAATAAATCACCAATAGTTAATATATTATATAGTGCTGGATTTGCAGCAATACCTTCAGCTAATGTATATTTGAAGTTAGATGTTAAATTTTCTAATTCTTGTGCTAATGACATACGAGAACCAACAGTACTTAACATATAATCTAACATACCTGATGCAGATGCAGATGAATAATTAGAATTGGTTTTAAAAATATCTTGTATTGAACCTGCTAAGTTAGTTGCCGCTTCAATATCTGAAGTTTGCAATCCAAATATATTTGCCATTTGAGATTGAACAACTTTGTTATCACTTGCAATTTCTTGTAAGTAATCAACCATTGAACTTAATAATAGGTTTACATCAGAATCATTAATACCATCGGTTAATAGTTTAGCATAATCTAATCCTGAATTTGCGGCAGCCATTACTAATAACTTACCTGCACCTGAATCAGTTCCAGAAATATCACCAGATAATAACTGACCTAATGCTTGTGAAATACTTCCAACGGCACCTGAACTCATACCAACACTATATAAAGCACCTAACCATTTTTGAACTTGATATTCATAACCTATTGCTTTAGATGCATCTAATAATGATGTTGCTTGATATAAGTTAGATGTAACTGTATCACTAACACCACTTAAATACTCTGTTGTTTCAAACATCGCATTTAAATATTGATTCAAACTTGCTTCCATACCTAAACGATAAGCAGTAGAATCAGCCTGCTGAACTCTTACTAAATCTCTTAATGTGGTATCAAATGCATCAAATGTAGTTGCAATACTATCGCTAATTGCAGATAGGAAAGCTCTTTGTTCTACGTTATATGCAACACCTTCACTAATAGCTTTATTTAAGTTTTCCATTACCTTTTCTTGTTTTACATAAGGTGATATAGCTAAATTCCTTTTAACTAAATCTGCTATAGAGGTATGTCCTTTATCTGAACCAAATAGTCTAGTATCCCAAGCAGTTTTATAACCAGCAATTGATTCTATTGTTGATTCTAATCCTTTAGTAAATTTACTTAATCCACTAATTGCCTTATCTAAACCTTTTACTAATCCAACATTAATTGCCTTAAAAGGTCCACCATAATAATCTGACACATCTTTTAAATTTGCCTTTAAAGCCTTAAATCCATCGGATAATTCAGAAAAATTAGCAGTAAAAATACCATTAGCAATATTACCAAAGGTGGCCTTCATTGTTTTTATTTGTTCTTCATTAAACTTTTTATTGGCCTCTAACTCATTTTTTCTTTGATCCGCTCTTAACTTATCTCTAGTTTTAGCATCTCCTTTATTTTCAGCTATCGCTGTGGAATAGGATTGCTTAGTTGAATTTTTAGCAGTTTTAGCTTCTTGAACACCATATCTTGCCTTATTTACTGCTTCACCAACTTTTATAGCTGAGTCGGTCATTATTCTTGAGGATTCTGCACCAATATTATAAAGTTTTTTCATATCCTCTAGAATATTTTTGTAGATATCACTAATTTTTTCTGCGTTGGCAACGCCTTTATCTCAATCTATGCTATTTCTGATTTCTGATGAATATTGTTCTCTAATAGCTTCCTTACTATCATCATATCCCATTATAGCCTCAATATTATGATTTGCCATTAAGGATACCTCCTTTGAAAATTATTTATATATAAATAATTTAGTTTAAATTTAAACTATCTTCTATTTTGTTTCTTATTTTCTCTTTCTTGTTTTATCTTTTCATAATACTTCTTCTTTTCCTCAATTTCTTGATTAATTAATTTCATGATTTGAATCATTTCAGAAGGAGTCATCTTATCTCTTACATCAACATAAGATGTATTACAATTCTTAGATATTAAATAACAATTTGTAATTAATTGTCTATATCTTTCTGGACCGTAAGGTTTTCCATCTTTAGTCAATTGAGGGTCTAAAAAATTCTGTGGTGAAGCGAAAAAATGTACTAAATTTACCTCCGCATTTATTGCACTTTAAATCTATTTTCTTATCTAAACCAAATGCGGTATTTACTTTCTCCATTTTTTGAATAATATAATTATAATCTGCTGCTGACATTCTTTTAACTAATTGTTGTAATTCAATATAAGACATTTTAGCTCCATCAACAGATTCAATCATTGTTTCTAATGTAAATACTGGAGACATATCACCTTTAAAATCACTACCAGAATTTATTATTTGTTCATTAAATTCTTCTACCTTATCCTGTATTGTATCTTGTAATCTACAACTTGGAATTCTTAGTTTAATCTCTCTTTTGCATACAGGTAGAGTAAATGATAACAAAGCTTTATATTCCTCCAAATTAACCGTTTTAACAGCTAATTCATCAAGGTTTGCTTTAATTGTTTGTTGAGTACCACAATGAGGGCAACCAACAATCATTTTATAATCCACTCCATAGGTAACAACTCTTAATTTATGAAGTAAATATTCATAATCAGGAACTGCTAAATCATAACAAGAAATAGGCAATTTTGTAAGTAAACAATCATCAATAATTTCACATAAAGTTTTGTTTAAAGATTTACCTTGATTTTGTCTTTTCATTTCCTCCTGAACTGTCATACTTCTTAATTTTACTTTACCATCAAATGGAATTGCATAAATTTGTCCTTTAGAAGGTAATTCATATTCTTCTGCAATTGTATAATCTGCCATAATTAATTTTCTTCCTTTCTTTCTTCAATATTAATTACTGAATAATTTTTATAACGTTTAATATAATCTACCACAATCATTCTAATAACAGTACTGACACTTGCACCATAATCGGCGGACATTTCTTGTAATGTATCATAAATAGATTCTGATAATATTACACCTACCGTTTTTTTTGGTTCTAAAATATCTTTTTTCTTATTCATACTTTTAACCATTCCTTTCATAATAATTTAGTTTTAATTTTATTTAATTTTATTAAATAATTTAAACAAATTAAAAAACCTAGAAATGAATCTAGGTTTTAAGAAAGGAGGTATTATATAGAAACTAGGATTCTTCGTCCCATTTATCATCATTCATATGCATTTCTGCTCTATCATATTGGAATGTACAAGTAATTTGTCTTCCTCCATTACCACCTTGAGTAACGTCGAAATCACTTTCAGAAATTGCACTAATCCAACAACCAATTAAATTCCAATATCTAACAACTTGGAAATCAGGTGTATATTCAACTAATACACAATTCTTTTTATAACCTTGTCTAGCAACTCCATTAATTGTATAATCACCAGCTCTACCTTGAGTATCTGTCATTACATCATAAGCTAATGCTTGCCAAGCCATTAAAACTGTTTTAGTTTCTAGACCTACGAAATCTTGAAATTCTAATGTTTTATTATCATCCCAAGTAGGTGTATCTGCGAATTTTACAACTGAGTTACCACGTTGAATAGGAATAACACCTAAACTAAAGTGTGGAGCAAATGCTTTATTAATTGATAATTTAATAACATCTTTTGCTAATTTCTTCTTAATATCTTTTCCACCAGTAACATACTGATTAGCAGGATTTTCACCATTATAACTGAATTCAGGATATAATAAGTCATTTAATCCTTCAATTATTAAACTGAAGAAATTACTTCTTGCAGTTTCATAATTTTGTAAATCTGATGAAATATGATAAGTTCCTAATTTATTAGTATCTGCCATCTTCTATTCATCTCCTTATTAATTTTGTCCTACTTCAACTGAATCATCTAATTGAACTGTAATATCAAAATCTTCAACTGCTTCAATTGGAGTAATTATAATTTTTGCTGCAAATAATGCTCTCTTCTTAGTTGCAACCTTAACAAACTGATAATCTCTAATACCTTGATTAGACTTCATCTTTTCTAATAATGGAGTAATCATTGATTTAAAGTTAAACCATAATTCATCTGTATTAGGATCAAATGTATATCTTCTAGCAGCTCTATAAATTGTTTTCTTTAAATCACAACATAAACTTCTAATATTTAAGAAATCTGATGCTACTAATTGAACTTCATCGCTAGAACCATTTGCTGGAACATTTAATGGATGCATTGTTCTATTACCCCAAACAACATTACCATAAGGTCTAATATTACAAATTGCATTAGTTGCAATATGTTCTACATTAATATTCTTTTTACCAGCATCTCTTGGTTGGAATAAATCAATATCAGCATCACCAAATTGTTCTGTTAATTTAATTGCAAATGGACCAGAACCTTTTTCAGCACCAGAAATTGCAAACCAATCAGGTACTGTTTTTGTATTAACTGCATAACATAATAAATAATATAAATATCCAGGGAATGTTGAATTAATAAATGTATATTCTACTTCTACATAATCCTCATCACCACTCTCAGCATTATCTGGAATATATGCATAAGGTGATACAATCTTATACTTAGGCACTATAATATTAGCTCTATAGTGGGTACCATAAGAACCATAAAGCTCAACAGATTCATTTACTGACCAAGATATAGCAGGTCTAGGAATTATTGTTCCTGCAATTTCATTAAAATTATCTTGAATCCATTCATTAATACCTTGTTTTCCCTTAGAAGGTGCACTAGAAGTTTTTAAATAATTTGGTGAATAAATTAATGCATAAGAATCGCCTCTATTACCAGCACATTCCATTGCTCTTTGATCCACATTAATAATAAATCTCTCATTAATTCCTTTTACTAGCTTACCAGTATCAGGATCTCTTTCTAATGGTTCTTCCTTATCTAAATCAATATATGGAGGTAAAATGAATTTACCATCATATTTTCCTTTATCACTATAATCCTTATATAGATTTTTTACTATTTCGCTACCTTCTAATTCTGAAATATTTGGTTTAACGACTGCATATTCTTCACCGCTATCTAAATATGTAACATCTAAATTATAGATTCCTTTATAATCAATAGGTAAACCATAACTTAATAACATATGAGCCATTGCATAACCTTTATCCTGAATGAATACATCTTTAATAGCATCTAACTTTGTTTGAGCTGCTATTTCATCCTTATACTTTTCAGGATCATCCCACTCAATTTCAATAGTTTTAAATACCTTTTCTACTTGTTGTTCAAATGAAGCTAAAGTAGTATAAGTACCATCAACTGTAATTAGAGTATCATCTTCATCATAACCCTCTAATTTTAATGCAGGAAGTAATGCTATGTTTTCAATATAACCACGACTACCAGAACCAGTATTATCTATTTCTCTTATATTTACTCTTGGCATATTTCTATCTCCTCTTCTTTTATTATAAATAATTTAGTAGTAATTTCCTACCATAAATTAATCATTATAATTCATATAATTTAGTATTTTATAATTTTAATAAAATACCTAATCTTCATCATCATCTTCATCGTCATTTTCTTTAGATGTAGAATCATATTCTGTAGTAATAATCTCATCACCAGGTTGAACATCTTTTACTTCTAATTGAACACCAAGTAAATGAGCATTTGTCTTCTCAGGTACACTGAAGAAGAAAGCATCATGAACTGATAACTTAATAGTTCATCTTGTAAATTGATCTGGGAATTTCTTTTCTGGAATATCACTATTATCTGTAATATCTGATTCCAACCATAAATAAGCAACATGTTTAATATTAGTTCCATTATAAGGTATTAATACTTTCATTTTAGGATGGTTTACAATATTAAATATTGTTTCTCTTAAATAATTATCTCCATTTTCATATGTATCTGTATATATATCTACTTGATAACTAATATTAATAGGAATTGCATTTAATTGTAATGTTGCCATTTCAGAACCATCTAAATTAACACCGCTACAACTTAAATTTCTTCTACCTGGAATATCAATACTAATACTTGGGTCTCTTGAAATTGCAATTAAAGGTAATGTTAATGGTTTATCATTATTTTCATTAGCCTTTATTTTCCATAATCTACTAACTTCATTTGGCTTTAAAATTTTTAATTTATCTTCATTAGGAAATCATTTTTTAAATTTTTTAATGATTGCGTCATCATACATTGAAATTGCCATTATAACACTCCTCATCTTGCAGTGAATAAATTAACTGCTGCTATACTATTTGCTAATTCAAAACATTCTTTAAAAAATGTGCTTCTAGTATTACCAACAGAACCTACTGCTATAAATTTTGCTAAAGTCTCTAATTTAACATTATTATATCTAATATTATCATCTAACATAACAAATTTCTTGTCATCTGAATATCTTAGATTTTTAATGATAAATTGTATTAATTTAAATATATCAACATCGACATTAAAATATTCTAATATTCCTTGTTGTATTAATCTTAATCGTTGTTTTTTAATTCTATAACTTCTATTATTTGCTTTCTTGTATAAATCTAATATGGATAAAGAACAATTAATTAATACTTCTAAATAATCATCTTCTCTTTCCGTATTATTTTTAACAAAATTTGGAAAGTTTATTTTTGCAACTATCATTAATCATTCTCCTTTCCTATAAATAATTTAGTGGATAATTGTATAATTAATATATTTGAACGGAGGTTAACTATGGCTGAAAAATTTTCATACTCAAAATTAGAATGCTTTGAAGGTTGCCATTATAAATATAAATTAATATATAAAGATTATCATTTTGTAGATTCTCCTGCTATTGCAACAGATTTTGGAACATTAATTCATTATATTGAAGAAACAGTAGCTAAAAAGATTAAAAATAATGAGAAATTAGATAGCAAAGAAATAATAAAACTATTATATGAAATTAACGATGATAAAGAAAAAATTTATGGAGTAAATATATTAAAGAAAAAGTATCCAGAACAATGATTCGAAAAAGACAAATCTGATAGAAATTATGAGGAAAAAATTAGCGAATATCTAAATAATGGAATGTTTAGATTATATGACTATATAATGAGAAATCCTAATTTAGAAATTGTAGGTATTGAACAAGAATTTAATTTAGATTTTCACGGTTATTTATTTCATGGATTTATAGATAGAGTGTTTAGAGATAAAAATACAGGTAAAATATATATTGAAGATATTAAGACTTGAGCTCAACCCGCAAAACAAGAAGATTTAGCTACACCTTTACAATTTGTATTTTATAGTTTAGCTGCAGAACAAATTTATGGAACTTCAGATATTGAATGTGCTTATGAATTACCTTTATGTGATTTAAAACAACCTGCTGGCACAAAAGGTTTTATTGCTAGAGGTATTAAGAAAATTGATAAAATATTAGCTGAAATTGAGACAGGTGATTTTGAACCTAATCCTACTCCTTTATGCCATTGGTGTATTTTTAGTGAAACATTTCCAAATCAACCTGATGAAGCAAAAAAGTTATGTCCTTATTTCAGTCATTGAACTAAATTAAATCGAAAGGATTTTAGCAAAGAAAATGAATGGATGGGTCCTGAAAATCATGATGCCATAATGGATGCTTTTGTAAATAACTATAAGCCAAAACAAATCATGTTAAAACCAACCATTGAATTAGTTGACTCTGCTAGACGATTTATAATAAGGAGATAATTTAATGAAAAAGATTGGATATTGATTTTTACAATTAACTTGAGGTAGTTTAATGACCTCTATAGGTTTATTAGTTTCATTAGTCATTTTAATTTTTATGAAAAAGAAAGCAACATTTCATAAAAATGGTTATTCTTGAATAATTGAAATTGGTGGTAATTGAGGTGGATTAGAATTAGGTGCTTGTGCTTTATGTGGAAACTATTCTAAAACTAATCATTATTGGTTTGACCATACAAGAAAACATGAATTTGGTCATACTATTCAAAATATTATTTTTGGACCATTTTACATATTTGTTGTAGGTATTCCAAGTGCTGTTAGATATTGGTATAAAAGAATTGCTAGTAAGAAAGGTAAAAGATTTAGTAGTGACTGATATGATTCTTGATGAGGAGAAGGTACTGCAACTCGTTGAGGCACAAAAGCAATTAATAAAATAGAAAATAAAAAAACCAGTTAATTACTGGTTTTTATTTTTGTCTATATCCTTAAATTTTTCCTCCATTAAAGACATTAGTTTTTCTTTATTTTCTTTTGATTTAGCCTCTTCATAAGAAATTCCTAATTCCTCTAGATATTCTATGAAATAAGGACTACGACGCTTGTAAGATAAATCATGATTCATTAAAGAACCATCATCCAGGTGTTGGACTAAAAATGGATAATATCCATAATATTTTAAATTCAGCTTATTCAACGATTCACGAAGAATTCTTTCTGCAGAATGAGTTAAAATATTTAAAGTAGCAAATGTTTCAACTATTTTATGACCCATTCCTTTTGGAAAATATGTGCACTGGTTATAGCAGAAACCTCTTAAATAACTTTCCCTTCTCCATATAAGTGGTCTATTAAAAAAATTAATAATATCCGTAGGATGCTTGCTAATTACTTCTTCTATACGTTGTTTGAAATTATTACAAAGAATACAATCATCTTCCAAAAGAACTGCATCAAAGTCATTTACATATTCTAATTGTTTTAAAAAGGCCTTACCACAATTACCTTTGGTATCAATTAGAAGTTCATATTCTATTTGAGAATACGAACTATCTAATTTTCTTTTACCTGTTGTTCTTACAAAGTATTTTATCATATGTTAATTTAAGTTTATTTAATTAGCCTTCAATTTCAATTAATTTTATTTCGTATTTACGGCCTTCATAACCTACTGTTACTGTATCTCCTACCTTATTGAAAGGATAATTTCCTGAGTCAGTGTCAAGTGAAATTGGTTCATTAGTACTTTCATTTAAAAGTACGGTTGCACGATCCTCACTAGTACCACCAAAATAATCTACCTCTATAAGTTGGCCAGAACTGTCAATTTCTCCTAAATCATTCATCATGTAGGTACCTGAATTATCACACCAAAGATATAAGTGATTTTCCTGATAATTAAATGAAACTGATTCAAACTGTCCACTTCCTTGATAGTAATAATATTGATCAGTCTCAAGTCCTTCAACAAGGTTAAGACTAGAACTATCAAAGTAATAAAGGTTGCCATAAGAAAGATTTTCTTCTCTTAATTCGCTACCATCATAGCTATAATAAGAATAGCTTAAAGTTTGGTTAAGAACAGTTTGAATTTTAGTTTCTCCTGTTCGAGAGTCTTTCCATGTATTATAAACCTTGTTTGCCTCAAAAGTTTGTAATTCACCTGTAACACCTAAGATAGTTACATCCTTTTTAATATTTTCTGCAATAATGTTAGAATCAATACTATCATCAACTGCATTAACAGTTACCTTATTAAATCCATCTACACCTTCTTTAGGTTCAATTACTTGTTGACTTGTAGTAGGATTTACTGTAACAGGTTCAACTACAGCAGGTACATCTTCAACATTTACATTTGCATTAGCATATGATGCAACATCATATTCACCATTTTCTGTAATTTCAATAGTACCAGTAGGAGTATCTCCTTCAAAATTAGCAGTTTTTTCAACTGTTTTCTTTGCTTTTAAATCTAATTTTACATTAATTTTTGTCATTATAATATTCTCCTTTTAATTTTTTAATTCTATATAATTTAGTGTGAATATTTTGGAACAAATTAAATGTATATTTATGTAAATAAATAGTTTTGGAGGATTTTTGTGTATGAAATATCTTTTATATACCGATGTACATTGAAGTACATATTCATCAATAATTAGAAGTATTGGTGAGAAATATTCAATAAGATTAGAAAATTTAATTAATAGTGTTAACTGAGCTGAGAATTTAGCAATTGAAAAGGGTTGTGATGAGATTATCTGTTTAGGTGACTTTTTCGATAAACCAGACCTAACAAGTCAACAAATCACAGCTTTAAATGAGTTAAAATGGGCTAAGATACCACATTCTTTTATTGTAGGTAATCACGATGCTTCAACTAAGGACCTATCTTTTAATAGTGTTCATGTTTTAAAGAATGTTGGACAAATTGTATCAGGATTTAAAAAGGAAAAAATCGATACTAATACTTATTTTCTTTATATACCTTATATTCAAGATGATAGTAGATTATCTATTGCTGAATATAGAAAAATTTTAGATATTCCTGAAACTGCAAAAGTTATAGTTTTAAGTCATAATGATGTTAAAGGAATTAAATATGGTCCTATTACTACAACCATAGGTATTGATTTAGATGATATTGAAAATAACTGCTCTTTATTTTTAAATGGACATGTTCATAATGGAGATCAAATTTGTAGAAATGGATTCAATCTAGGAAATTTATCTGGTAAAGTATTTGAGGAAGATGCTTTTAGATATAAACATCAAGTTATAATTTTAGAAGTAGTTAATAATGAAATTACTATTGATTTTATTGAAAATCCTTATGCATTTAATTTCTATAAATTAGAAATTAAAACAGAGAAAGATTTATTACGATTAAATGATATTGGTAATAATGCTATAATTTCAATAAATTATTTACCTCATATGAAGGAAAAGATTCAAGAATTTATTGATAACAATAATAAGATAGTAGAATCTAAACTAAACAGAATAGTTCAATTAGGTGAAGTTGACAGTGAAGCATTATTAGTAAAATTAAACGATATGGATTACTTGGAACAATTCAAAACTTTTAGTATTGCACAATTAGGAAATGCAAAAGAGGTTTTAGAGGAGATAAATAGAATAATAGCCGCATAGGAGGATAAGAAAGGATGAGAAAATATTATTTAATTTATTATATTGATGATGATGTTGCAAGAGGTTGTAATTCTACCTTTATTAGATTGAACTACGAATTAGATAAATCTAAGATTAGAAGAGTAGAAATTAAACTTCAAAAAGCTCTTAGCGTAAAAAGAGTTATTATTATCACTTATAGAAAGGTAGAAGGATAATATGTATATTGATTTTGATAGAGTTGTAATACATAACTTTTTAAGTTATGGTCATTCTGAAATTAATTTAAAAAATAAAGATTATTGTTTAGTTAGAGGTATAAATCACAATCCATTAGATAATGCTTTAAGTAATGGTGCTGGTAAATCTAGCTGATCTTCTGCAATTTGCTGATGTTTAACTGGTGAAACTATTAATGGTCTAAAATCTAACTTGAAAAATATTTTTATTGACGAAGATTTATGTTATGTAAGTCTTTCTTTTTCGGTTGATGAAAATAAGTTTGAAGTTACTAGATTTATAGCACCTAAATCAGATATGAGATTAACTGTAAATGGTGTTGATAAATCAGGAAAAGGTATTAGAGAGACAACTGCAATTTTAGCAACTTATTTACCTGATTTAACTAGTCAGTTATTAGGTTCAGTTATTATTTTAGGACAAGGATTACCTTGTAAATTTACAGGTAATACTCCTAGTGGTAGAAAAGAAGTTTTAGAGAAGTTATCTAAATCTGACTTTATGATTCAAGATATTAAGAATAAACTTGCAAAGGTACTAGATGAAAATAATAAACAATTACGTACTTTTGAGGATATTTTACTTGCTAAAAATTCAGAAAAATCTGTTTATGAAAAGCAAAGAGCAGATACTCAAAATTTATTATTGCAACTAGAAAAACCGCTTGATTTTAAGCGTTTAATTGCTGAGGTGGAAACTAATATAGCGAATGAAGAAAACCTTTTAAAAACCACTATAACTACCTTAAATGAAGCGAATAGCAAGTTAGAAGGTGTAGGAACTAAGATAAATGAATTAAATACACAAAAAAATAATTCTTTATTATTAGAGAATAATAAATATCAGGATTTAAAGAATAAAAATCTAGCAAAATCTAATGAAATAAGTACGCTTTTTAATACGACAAAAAATAATTTAACCAACTCATATAATACTGCAAAAACAGAAATAACTACCAAAACTATGAGTAAAGAATCAGAGTTAAATGCTAAGATAAGTTCCTTATCTTCAGAGATTACAAAATTAGACAGTATTAAGGATGTTTGTCCTACTTGTGGACAAAAGTTAATTGGTGTAGTTAAACCTGATACTTCTGCAAAGAAAAATGAATTAGGAGTATTAAGAAATGAATTATTAGAATTAACTAATTCTAAAACAAAGGCATTGAATGAAGCATTGAATATCTACAATACAGGTATTTCAAATGCACAATCTATATACAACACTGATAATGCTGAAATTATTAAAAAGAATACTGCATTAGATACTCTATATAGAAACAATGTAAATGAAATAAATAACCAATACACTAAAGATGTTGCTGAACTTAACTTACAGTATAAGGAATTAAAAGATAAGATTCAATTATATTCACAAAATAAGCAATTAAAAGAAAGTAAAATTTTAGAATTAAATAGACAATTATCTGAATTACAAGTTCAAGAAAAGAATCATGCTGATAAATTAGAGGCTGCTAGACTTAACTTATTATCTATAGATAATAACCTTAAAAAAATCGAAGACGAAATATTGTATAATAATAATGAGAAGGTAAAAATCGATACAAGAATTTCAATTGATAACAAATTAAACACTTTAATTAAGAGAGATTTTAGAGGATTCTTACTTTCAAACATTATTAATTTCATAAATAAAAAAGCTAAAGAATATTCAACCTACATTTTTGGTTCAGATAAATTAGATTTCGTTTTAGATGGAAATAATATAGATATTTCCTATATGAATAAATCATTTGAAAATTTATCTGGTGGCGAGAAGCAAAAAGTTGATTTAATTGTTCAATTTGCTATTAGGGATATGATGTCAGAATATTTACAATTCAGTTCTAACATTTTAATTTTAGATGAAATATTCGATAATCTAGATAGTAATGGTTGTAACAATGTAATTAACTTAATTTCAAAAAAGTTAAATGATATTGAAAGCTTATTTATTATATCACATCATGCAGACGAGTTAGAAATCTCATATGATAAGGAATTAATAATTGAAAAAGATATTAATGGTATAAGTAGGGTGATGTAATTGAGCTGAAATGATCCAAGTTTTGAAAGACCAAAAGGTCTTAAAATTGTTGATATGTGTATTTATGTGGATACCAATTTCTCAAAATTTGTGCAGCGTCCAACTCAGACAGAAGAGGATAAGTTAACAAAATATATTTATTGAATAATAGATTCAATTGCAAAGAAACAGCATTTATTTGGAAATAATTATCAATATTATGATGAATTTGCTTTATTCCTAACTTGTGAAGTTTTCTGTATAATGAGAAAAAAATTAGAACATGCTGGAGAATTAAGTAGGGGTAAAGAAGTTGTTCCAATTAAATCTGTTTTAAATTTTGTTAAAGCGGTATTATATCCATATAAAGTTCAATTTGAGCAATCGATGTATTCTTGTGTTATTATGCCAGATATGATTTCAAATCCGGACGAATTAACGGAAAATTTAAGAGATGAAGTTCGACAACAATATTTAAAAGATTTACAAGAAGAATTAATTGTATTTATGGAAGAGCTTCCTAATAAAATATGAGATCAATTTACTAAAATTTGTCCATATCGTAGAGATCCGGCAATGATGAAGAGAATTTATATATCGGTTGTTTTAACTTTAATAGAAAATGTTACATTAAGAACAAAGGTAGAAGAAAAAGCTAATAGTAGATTATATAGGAATGATGTAAAGAAATTAATTGGAATGTATTCTAAGAATAATACCAATGTAATTTTATGACATTTACCGGATCATATGGAAGATTATATTAGATTTTTAACTTATAAGGTTAAGAGAATAATAAGTAATGTTATTTCCGATAGAAGAAGTAGATTTGATTTATCAGATGAGTCAATAGATGATGTTATAAAAACTGGATTTACTACTTATAGTCAGGATCAAGAGGAGTTACAATAAAATGGTTAATAAAAAGAAAAAAGCAGAATTACAAGCATCTTTAAATAATTTAAATAAAGAAGATACGTTTTCAATGTTATTATTTACATTATATAAATTAAAAGATGATCCACAATATTCAGTATTAGCTGAATTATGCTATATTTTGGATAAAGATAACTTAAGTAAGTTCCTATCATATTTTGGTGGAACTACTATAAAGATTCCAAATTTAAGAGATTTTAGATTAGTATTACAAGGAATGATTCTATTCCAACACGTATATTTAGAGAATGGTACGTTAGAAGAAGGATTAAAGGCTATGACTAACGCTAATTCAGAATTTAAGGTTGAGGAATTATTAGAAGTTTATCAAAAGTTTATAACTATTGCAGAAGATTATGAATTTAAAAGAGAGGTAGACTTTTAATTATGTTTTTAGATAATTTATATGAAATAGCTCAAGATTTAAGCGTATATAAAAATTATAATAGAGAACAAATGATGACTGCAATGGTGGATATGAAATTAAATGTTCATATTAATGAATATGTAAGAAGATTAAATGATATTAACTTTTATATATTTAGATGTAATACTATAAGAACAATTAAGGGACAATTTAAATTTGATTTATCCAATTTAATGTCGTTAATTAAAATTAAGCAAAATAATTTAGAAAAATGTTATGGAGGTACCGATGATGATAGATGTTAATCAAGATTTATCAACTTTAACAACAATTCCTAAGAAGACTTTGGATAAATTAAATGATAAGGTAATGTATTGTATTTGTCAAACTATTCAAGAAGATGTTTTAGATGGTAAAACTATGTCAGAATTTAATTTCTTTGACTTATTTACATTATATATTAAATATGAGACTCCAGGAGAAATTAGATATAAAATTATTCCAAATGAAAATTTAGAGAAAAATGTAACTAAAACAGTTAAAAAGAAACTAAATTTATTTGAAGATGTATTAAATACAACTTTAGCAAAGAAATTTGATGAACTTTATAAAAATCTTTGTTAGGAGGTATGTAAATGGATAATTATGATATTACCAAGGTAGCTACTGAAATAACTGAAATTTTAACGCCTGAGGATTTACATAAAAATCAAAAGGATATTGTTGCAGATTTAATTAAGGCTACTAGTAAAGATGAATTTCAAAAACAAGTTGAATTATTTAATTTAAGTCAAAGTAAAACCAATGCATTAAGAATTTTAAAATTACAAGATGCTCAATCAAAGGTAGAAGACGAAATTATTAATAGATTTGATAAAAGACCTGATCAAATGTCTAATCAAGATTTATTAGCATATTTAACTACAATTTCTGGACAAATTGAAAAATCTCAAAAAGTTGTTGATGCGGTAGAGGATAAGGCATTAGCAAGACAAATGGTGGCAACAACTTCAGAAAGTTCTGGAAATCAGTATAATATTAATTTAGGTACAGATTTAAATAGGGAAAATAAAGATAATGTTGTAGATGCAATTAAAGATATTTTAAGTTTATTGCAAAATACTACGGTTGATAATCCCGATATCAACAATCTAGAAGAACCTGAAGAAGTTGAAATAATTAATGAAAATTAAATTGTATAAATAAATTGATATTTCAAAAATAAAGGAGAAATTAATGTTAACTAAAGAAGAATTTTATCAGTATGTTGACTCATTTAATGGCAATTATGATGAGGTAACATTATTAAGCATTGGAAAGAAATTTAGAGAACTACCAGTTAAGCAAAGAAACTGAAAGGAATTAGTAGATTATTTAGGATTAGATAAGAGTGCTGATTCATTTAGAGTTTGAGTATATCGAAATCAAGCAATGCTAGAAGAGCCAGAAGATGACTCTACAATGAAATTTGTAAAGAATCAAAAAGAAGATATTTCACAACAACCTGATGAAGTATCATTTAGAGAAGATTATAAGATTATTACTAAAAATAGAGATATTTTAAATGCCTATCGTAAAACTATTAGAGATGAAGCTAGAATTGAAGTATTAAGAGATGCTATTAAGGAAACAGTTTCTCAATTAAATAGTTTACCTCAAATTGAACCTGATTATTTAGAATCAGTAAGAAATCCTGAGGTTGAAGCTGTAGCTTTATTATCTGATTTACATATTGGTGTTGAATGTGAAAACTTCTATAATAAATATAATGTAGATATAGCAGCAGCAAGATTACAGGAATGAGCTGAAACAGTTAAAGTATATTGTGCAAGACAAAAAGTTACTAGATTAAATATTTTAAACCTAGGTGATTTAATTCATGGTTTAATTCATGTTAGCGCTAGATTAGAACAACAATATGATGTAGTAGAACAAATTATGAAAGCTAGTGAATTATTATCACAAGCATTAAATACTTTATGTGAATTACCTTGTGAAATTATTTATAGAAGTGTAACAGACAATCATTCAAGAGCAGTTGCTAATTTACATGAACATATTGAAAAGGAAAATTTCTATAGATTAATTGATTGGTATTTACAAGAAAGATTAAAGAATACAAAAATTGAATTTGTTAATGATAATCTAGATGATTCATTAGGTGTATTTGAATTACTAAATGGTAAGAAGTTTGCATTTGCTCACGGCCATTTAGAAAATTATAATGCATCATTCCAGAATTTAGTTGGTGCAACAAGAGAATTCATTGACTATATTGCAATGGGTCATTTTCATTCAGAAAAGATGAAAACATTCCAAGGTGCTAAAGTATATGTAAATGGTTCTATTGTAGGAACTGAACAATATGCTTTAAGCAAGAGATTATTTAGTAAGCCTTGTCAAACATTATTAATATTTGATGAATTTGGAAATGAATTAAATATTAGTATTAATTTAGATGTTTATTAAAATAAATTAATCATTTAAACCTCTGTAAAAAGAGGTTTTTTTATTTTGTAAAAAATTGTATATTTATTATAATAAATATAACTATGAAAGGAATATTAATATGGCAAAAGCAGATGCTAAGCAATATTTTAAAGATATTGAAACCCAATATTTTGAAATTAAGGGAATATTAGAAGATATTACAGAATATTATAATAAAGGTGAAATGACCGAAGAGCAGGCAAAAGATGCTTTAGCAGATTTTGAAAGAGCTCAGTTGGTTTATGATACAGCTAGAATATTTATGGATAAATTAAATAAACCTAGCGCAAGAAGTAAAAAGAAAAAGGAAGCAGAGATAGTTGAAATTCCTGCAGAATTTGATAATTATTTAGAAGGAGATAAAAATTAATGGGAACACTAATTAAAACAGATTTAGGAAATTATGAAAGAATAGATGAAATTACAGGTGGTGTCACACTAAAAGAAGTTAAGGATACTATCAATACTCTTAAAACAGAATTGAGAAAGAATAAAGATTTAGCTTGCTTATGTGCTCCACAAATTGGAAAGAATCTAAGATTATTTGTAGTTAAGACTAATAATAATCAATATAAGGAATTTTTAAATCCAATGGTTGTTAGTAAGTCTAAAGGACAACATTTAAGTAGAGAAAGAAATATTAGTGTTGGTGAAAAGGATTATATTATTCCTAGATTTGATGATATTCACGTAGCTTATCAAACATATGATGGACATATTAATTCAGAATCATACAAAGGTGCTTATGGTGAAGTAGTTCAACAAATGATTGAAATGCTTGATGGTATTCAGTTAAGTGATTATGGTTTAGAGGTTATTCCTGAATTTGATTCAGCAACCGATGATGAAAAAACACAAGTTCTTCAAATGTATGTAGAATCATTAAAGAAAAGAGCCCATACTTTAATGGATGAAATTAATGCCGATCCAGAGTTAAAAGCAATCAATGATACTATTGAATTTAACATCGGCTTACTTAATGGAGATATCAAACCAGTTGATGCTGAAGGTAATGTTGTTGAATATGAATATGACGAGAAAAAAGGTATTACTGCAAAGAAAGTAAAGGAAAAGAAAGATGCTAATTAATTATAATGGTTCACCAACATATATGGGTGAACTAGATATAGAGAATATTGGTGATTTTGCTATTGAGGCTAGTAATGATGATGGAATGTTTTGATATTACATTTGTAGAACTTTATTAGGAATAACCACAATAGCAACTTCAGGTCCTAGAATACCTGATGTAGAACTATTACCAAAAGTATTTAATCAATGTAGATTTACAATGGATTTCAATGAAGATAAAATTATTAAAGATGTAACAAAATTTTTAAATGATTTTAGAAAGAAAATAACAAAGGCAGAAGTTATTCCTATTGATGATGCAGTAGAACAGTTTGTAAATCTAAAAGATTATTTAGAAGACTATGGTGAGGAGTTGTTTTAGAATATGATGGATAGAAAACCAGTAAGAGACTTTTATAATAGAATTATAGGGTGAATTGATACAGATACTGTAACTGGAGACCAAGTAGGTAGAGATTTCTATCAAAGAATAGTTGGCTATTATGATGCTAAGTTGAATGTAACAAGAGATTTTTATAAAAGGATAGTTAATCATGGAAATATGCTGGCGGCATTAATTCAGCAAGAAAATGATAAACAAGGTAAGAAGTAATGTTTAAGAATAAAAAATTAAAATACTATTGTGTCAAAACATCGGATAATCCGGCAGTTATGTTGTCAGTAGTTGATACTAAAAAAGAAGCTGAAGAATATATTAATACAGTATTGTATATCAAAAATATGGAACATTTTGATAGTTGATGTTATTTTAATCAAATACCTGATTCAGAAAAACAAAATGCGTGATTAAAATATTATAATACTGTATTAGATAAAGATGAAAAAGCAAAATATTGGTATCAGGAAATGTATTATACCAAGAGTGAAGTTGCAGCTATTGTAAGAATGTTTTGTGGCTGTAAACCATTAGGTTGCTCATATGAATTACCTGAAGAAGTAAAATATCTTGAAAGTAAAAAAGTGGTAAAAGAACTTATGACTAAGCAATTAATGGATTATATGAGCAAAGAAATGGATAGTCCTGATTTTGATGTCAAGGAAGAAAATAAAGAGGAGATAATTCAATAATGGCAAGCAATAAAGGTAAAGCATTTGAAGAGGCTTTCAAAGAAAACTGAATACAATGCTACCCTGGAACTTGACTTTTTAGATTAAAAGACCAAATGAATGGTTATAAAGAGGTAAGTCAAAATCCTTGTGATTTTTTAGCATTTACCGCAGAAAATAAATTATTTATGATAGAGTGTAAATCTCATGAAGGAGCATCAATTTCATTTGACGCTATTCCACAATATGAGAGATTATTAAAGTATAAAGATAAGAAAAATGTTTATCCCGGAATACTAATTTGGTTTATTGATAAGGATAAAATATATTGAGTTCCAATTAAGGTTGCTGAAAAGATATATAATAGTGGTGAAAAATCTATTGGAATAAGACATGTTGGAAAATATAATTTAATTGAAGTTCCTTCAGTCAAAAAAAGAGTGTATATGGAATCAGATTATAAAATTGTATTTTCTAATATAGATGAATTAATGGAGGTAGCATAATTGTATAATATATGTACAGATTAAACGGAGGTAGTTAAATGTCTGAATTAAGAGAAAAAATGATAGATGCAATGAATTCAGTTTATGATATATATAATGATATGAATTCCCTTGCAAAAGATATTGTTAAAGAATATACTTCACCTATTGATATTCTGGTAAAGCAAGTTAAAGAGGATATCAATAATTTAACTAATGAAGATATTAGAAGACTTGAATTAAAGTTATCTTTATTAGCATATGATTTAGGTGAGTTAAAAGATAAAACAAATATTGCCGCAGAAGTTGCTGAAATTGTTCAAGATGAAGCACAAGCTACTGCTTGGAATACAGCTGAAGGAAATAATGAACAAAGAAAGAATACTGCTTTATTATCTGTTAATAAGGAAAAGGTTGTCAGTAAACTATATAAACTAGTTGCAAGTCAAATTAAAACAAAATTAGATGAAACTCATAGAATTGTAGATACATTAAAAAGTATCTTAATTTCTAGAGCAAGTGATAGAAAATTAACAGATAATTATGAGAATAGTGGTAATACAACAAATTATGATTCTCAAACAGGCGAAGTAACAGAATAGAAAGGAAAATATTAAATGGCAGAAAAAGAAAAGAATACAAAGATGACCTTTGCAGATTATGCAAAAGCATTTGCAAAGACAAGAAAAAATGATAATATTTTAAGAAAATCTAGTTTAATTCCACAATATGTTAGAGTTAGCAGTTTATGTCCAGGTATTGCATATCCAACATGGGGAGGATTACCTCATGGAGGAAGAATTATTGAAATTTCAGGTTTAAACTCTTGTGGTAAAACATCAGGAATGAGTGCAATTATTGCAGATTATTTAAGAAATTATCCTGATAAATCTGTTTTATATGTAGATGCAGAAAATACTTATGATGTTGAATATCAATCTAAAGCTAATGGTTTTGATCCTGAAAAGCTATATATTTACAATCCAGATGTAGGTGAATCAGGAGAAATAATTTTAGGAACTTTACTTGATATGGCTAATAATATTAGCGATTTATCATTAATTATTATTGACTCTGTTCCTGCTTTAGTTCCTTCTATTGATTATGAAAATGAATTTGAGAAGGATAATGGTATGAGAGGAACTCTTGCTAAATTCTTATATAAGTGGCAGCGTGAAATTATTCCTACCCTTAAAGCTAATGATATTGATTTAGCATTTATTAATCAAACAAGAATTAAAGGTAAGACCTTTACTGGTGCAGATATTTTAGATGAACCTTGTGGAGATGCAATTAAATTCTATGCAAGTGTTAGAATTAGATTTGGTAGAAGAAAATTCCTAGATGCTGAAGGTGAAGAGTTAAAAAATTCAACTAAGGTAGGTCAGGAAAAGAATGCTACTACAGGTCAAGGAGCATCAGGTTATAGAATTTCATTTAGTTTCTTAAAAAATAAAACAGCACCAACTACTAGAGGTGGTGGATTTATAACATATATGTTTGATGAATCTGGTAAACAAGCTTATATGGATGTAACTGCTGATATGTTTAATATTGCTACAAAATTTGGTATTATCAAGAGAATTAATAATGTTACATATGAAGTTTTAGATCCAGTTACTAAAGAGGTAATGAAAGATGCTGATGGTAAGGAATTAAGAGGTAAGAAAGCCGATTTATATGACTATTTTAAAGCAAATAGAGAATTTACTGAAAATTATACACTATCATTAAATGCTCAACTTGCATCTTCAGGACAATATTCAGGTAATTTATTGGATGCAGAAACAGCAGCTGCAATTGAAAAAGAGGATCAAGGAGTAACATTAACTCTTAAAGAGGCTGAAGAAATAAATAAAGAAGAAAGAATCAAACTAGCAGATAGAGAAGATGATGAGGAATAATGGCAGGAAAATTTGCTAAATACGTTACTGGAAAAGAAACCGCTAAACCTACTAGATATTATTCATCAAAACAAGAAAAATCAGTTGCAGAAGCCGTTGCTGGAAAGCAGACGGCTAATAGCGGTGCAACAATGTTTCAAAAAGGCGATGTAGTAAATGATTTATTTCTTATTGAATGTAAGACAAAAACAAAATCTTGTGATTCAATAACAGTTCATAAAGAATGGATTGAGAAAAATAGAGATGAATCAATATTTATGAATAAGGAATATAGTGCGGTTGCAATTAATTTCGGTCCCGATGAAGAAAATTATTATATAATTGACGAGCAATTATTTAATTTATTAAACGAATATTTAAGAAATAAGGATTAAGTTCCTTATTTTTTTATTTTACATTGTATTTTATTATAAGAGGTGATAATTATGCTCTGATACATTGAAGTAATTGGATATTTAGGAATGGGTTTAGTTATTATATCCTTCTTATTTAAAAAGATGCGATGGCTAAGACTATTTAATTTATTGGGTGGTGTTTGTTGTATGATTTATGGCTTTATGACATCAACCTACCCTACCGCAATTCTTAATTTAATTTTAGTTTTAATTAACTTGCAATTTCCTATAATATATTTTATTAAAAAACATAAAAAAGCCGAAAATACAGGAAATAATAATGTATAATTAAATTGTAAAAAAGAAAGGAAGATATTTTTATGAAAAGAAATGGAAGAAATTTAAGAATGCCACATGTTGAAGGAATGACTTCAGATAAGTGGTCAACAATGACAAACTTAGAAAGATATGATTTTCTAAGAACAGTTAAATCAGATGCAAAGACATTAAGATTAGCAAAGAAGGAAGCTAAGAAAAATCAAGTAGAAGTTGTAGAGGAAGTTAAGTAATGGCAATTAAGGTAACATTATTTATATTACTTGGTTTAGCTATTCTTATATTTGCAGGTTTAACATTTTGGAGAGAATGTGAGGCAGAAGAAAATGATGCCTCTAGAATATCAGTATTTATATTTGGTGGATTATTCTTAGCAATGATAGGATGTATAGTTTTAATTCCTGGTAATATTCATCAAGTAGACACTGGTGAAGTTGCAGTAGTTAGACACATGGGAAAGGTTACATGTGCTAGAGAACCTGGTGTTTATTGGGACTGGTACTTTACAAATGATTATGAATATTATGATACAAAGATTCAATCAACTGAAATCGTTACTAAGGCTTATACATCTGACGCACAAACAGTAGATTTAGATGTAATTATTCAATATCAAGTGGATAAGAGTCAAGCTGAATATTTAGCAACAACCTATGGTTCAACATCAAGCGTTGAATCTAAGATGGAAGCAGTTGCATTTGATAGAATGAAATCAGTTATTGGTCAAAATGATGCAGAATATACAGTTAGAAATCGTTCTACTATTAAAGCAAATATAGAGGAAACTATCGCAAGTGCTGTAAACTCAGGTAATTATTGTCTATTTGTTCCTTCAGTAGATTTAAGAGATTTATCTTTTAGTGATTCCTATGAGGCAGCAGCAGAAGCTAGAGCAGTAGCTAATCAAAAGTTAGAAGAAGAGAAGATTAATCAAGCAAAAGAATTAGCATTAGCTGAAAATAATCATAAAATTGAAGTTGAAAATGCAAAGGCAGCAGCTGAAGCAGCTATAGAAAAGGCAAATGCAGAAGCAGAAGTTGCAAGAATTAAGGCACAAGCTGACCAAGATGTTGCAAAGATTGAAGCAGATACAGCATTATACGCAGGTCAAAAGCAGGCAGCTATAGCAGTTCAAAGATTAGCATCAATTAATGGTTGGACAGTTGTGACAACTACAGAAACCGATGGTACACAATATACTAAGTTATATAAGCCAGATGAAACATTAGTAACTGCAGAAGAATTACAAAAGGGTACTGAAAAGTTACTAGAAGTTTATAAGTATGAAAAGTGGGATGGTAAGTTACCTACTTATCAAATGGGTGATTCAGGAATCGTAACAGTAGTTACTCCTTAACAAACATTAAAAAATATTAAAAAAGCCATATAAATTATGGCTTTTTTGTTTCATTGTATTGTATAATATATAAAATATGAATGGAGGTAAAGTAATGGAAAGTAATTTAATTACATTATTTAAAAACTATATAGAGATGGAAAATAATAGAAAGAAAGTAGCAGAATTAAAAAGTGATTTACTTAAACTAAAGGCGTACATTAAAAAGAAAGTTGGACTTCAAGTTTATACCTATAATGCTTGTTGTTCCGAATGTTTATGTATAGATTTTGAACATGCTATTAATAGAAAGTATTCCTATGCAAGAATTTGTTTAATAAGTGAACAATTCAATGAAATATTCACTGAAGAGGAAAGAAGCTTTCTTAGAGGGGTAAATCATAATTTAATTATTAGACATAATACTGAATTATATAAAGTTTTCACTGATAGAATAATTAATTTCTATGAAAAGGAGATTGAAAAGTATGCTGCAAGTAAATAAAGATGATATTGTATCTATCAGAGGTAATTTATATCAATATATTAATGATAATGAATTATGTGACCTTGTTTGTCCTACTTGTCATTCTAACTATGATTCAAGTTATTATCAAAAATATTCATTAATTCAAATAAAAAATGAACTTATACGTTCACATAAATTAGATAAGCATATAAAATTTTATATAAAAGTATGTCCTAAAATGTCATCTATATTTGTAAATAAAGCAATAGCAGCTGGATTTGATTGTGGATTTGCCGAAATTATTGGTAAAACAACTCCTATTTATATAATGGAAAGAAATGAGCATAATGGTCGTTATATTTGTAGTTCAGTTACAGGTATGGATTTAATGCATTTACCTAAATTTTATTTATATGAACTAACTGAAGATAATTTATTGGATTTAGATGTTAATTATATTACTTTTAATCATTTCCTAGATAATAGATATGCATTTGAAATTACCAATATTAATATTCAATGTTTACCACAATCAAATTTAGGTCCTGCTTGTTTTGTTAAACAACCTGAAAATAAAAGTGCAAATATAACCATTAGATTAAGTGGCAATACAGATTTAGATGAAAAATTAAAGGAATATTTATACAGTGATGGTAGATATAGTGCAGACGCTGAAATACATTTATCCGGAGATCCAGATTTATTAACACATTATAGATTAAATTTTTTATCTAACATTGAACATGGATTTGGATTAGATGATGAATGTTTAATATTAGAATATTTATCTGTTGAATCTGTGGCTGATATGACTATCAATTCTAGAAGGGATTTAATTTATGGTGATTTTTGTTTACCTCATAGAGATGAAATATGTTCTATTCCACCACTTTCAACAGCACACTTTGAAAGTGAAATTCAAAAATTAGAAATGGAACAAAAGTTAAAGGAATATGGTTTGGATAAAATTGATTTAGATAAAATAATGCAAGGTATTGATATTAGTTATGAACCTGATCAGCAAGATTTTGTTACATTTAATAAAGCTGATATAGAATTCCAATATGAAATGTATAATAAAGAAAAAGAAGAGGAGAAAGAAGAAAAAATGATTAAGTTAACAAAAGATGGAAAGTCAAGAGAAATTACTCAAATTGTTATTAATGAGGAAGAAGGTATTGTTACCACAGTAGGTAATAAGTTAGGTTTACCTCCAGTTATCGTTAAGAAGGATAAGGATGGTAAGGAATATAAGGAAAATGATCCAAAGGTAGTTACAATGGCTAAGACTGCTGAGGGTGATGAATTTGATAAGTATACAGGTGTGGCATTAGCATTAGCATATCAATTATTTGGTTCTAAGACTCAATTTAGAAAGTATGTTGATAATGAGGCTAAGTATATTAAGCAAATTAAGGAAAAGAAAGAAAAAGCAAAAGCAAAGAAAAAGCAAGTAAAAAAGGATAAGTAATATGAGTAAAACATATTTTATCTCAGACTTACATTTCGGGCATAAAAATATTTTACAGTATGAACCATCAAGAATTGATGCTACTTTAGACTATATTAAAAATGTTTTACATAAAGAATGTGAATATACTAAGGAAGACGTTTTAAAAGATTTTGAAACAGAAACTAAATCCTTAGTATATTACATACTAGATTATCATGACGAAATGTTAATTTATAAGTGGAATAAAAAAGTTAAGAATTCCGACACTGTTTGGTTTTTAGGTGATTTAGGACTTGGTAATAAGGATTACATTAAATGTTGTACCTTAAAGTTAAATGGTATTAAAAGAATCGTTAGAGGTAATCATGATACTTTACCTGAAGATTTCTATAAAGATTGTGGGTTTGTTGAAATAGTTCCTAGAAAAAGAGGTACAGTATTAAAAGATTTCTTTGAATTAAGACATGAACCAAGTGCTTGGATGGCTCCTAATACTATGAGATTCTTTATATTTGGACATGTTCATTCTCAACCACAATATCTAACTAAAACTGAAAATAGTAGATGCGTTTGTGTTGAAAGACAAAATTTTGAACCTATTGAAATTGAGGAATTCAATAATTATCAAGAGGAAGAAATAGAATTAGATCCACATAAAGATATAAAAAATAATATAGCTGAAAAAGCATATATTGATTTTCTAGTAAAAGAGACAATAAAAGGAGATAATTAATATGAATTATACTGAAAGAGAAATAAAGGAAATTAATACTGAATATTCTTTTAACAATATTGATTTTACAAAGTTAAGTATTGAGGATATCTATTTAATTAAGGTTGAAGTTGGTAATATGAAAAAAGATGATATGATGCAACTTTGCATAAATTTAAAAGAAAAATTAACTGAATATGGAATTGAAAAAGTTCTAATTTGTCCTTGTCATAACGGTGTTCCATCATTACAAATTTATAAATTAGAAAAGGAATAATTATATGGAAGGTGTTTTAAAAACTCTAAAAGGGCAAATTGTAGAGGTATTGGATAAACCAAATAGAAATGGTAGAATATATACTACAGAATGTATTGAAAATAATGTTTTAAATAATCCAATAATACAGGAAAGACTAAAATTACACAACTTATTTGGAACTTTTACCTTACTTGGAAATGAAGATGTAACACTAACTAATACCTCTCATTGTATTACAAATTTATATATTGAGGATAATTGTTTAAAAGCAGATATAGATATACTAGATACTCCAAATGGAAGAATGTTAAAGGAACATTTAGATAAAGGTGAAGGAATTTATCCTTATTTATCAGGAAACGGTGAATTAGAATTAGTTGGTTATTGTATGGTTTCCAATTATATATTAGATAACATTTCAATATCAGCTCTAAGTGTTAAAGGTATAGAAGAAAAGGAGAAATAATATGAGTACAAGATGTTTAGTTGGTTATAGAGATAAGGATACAGTTCATTATATTTACTGTCATCACGATGGCTATGTGGAGGAACCAGGTGTTGGTTATACCTTATTTAATTATTATAAGGATTTAAATAAAATTAAGGATTTAATTTCAAGAGGCAGCACTTCTGATATTGCACCTAACGTTGAAGATTGTAACTTTTACAAGGAAAAAGGTTGGGGTGAAAAAACCGTTGATGTAGCTAATTATGGCTTTAATTGTCAAGATGATGCGGAATATATTTATCTATTCCAAAACAATGAATGGTATGTTTTATATGCAGATTATGAAACTGATAGAAATAACATTGAAAAGGTTGAATATTTACTAAATAAACCTGAGGATGACGAGGAAGATATACCTACTTGGGATTCAATTTTAAATAAGGTATATAATTAAAATATACCTTTTTTTATTGTATAATTATTATATATTGAAAGGATTGATTATATGTTAAATGTAAAACCATTAACTCCTCAACAAATTGAGGAAAATAAAAATTTATTTATAAGTTTAGTAAATCAAATTAACATTGATGGGGTAGATAAAGATGGATTGATTAATTATCTATTAAATTCAGATTTCTTCTTTGCACCTGCATCTACTAAATATCATTCAAACTTTGATGGTGGATTATGCCAACATAGTTTAAATGTTTATTTTGCACTAAAGAATTTATATGAAATGTATAGACCTACTATTGGTGATATTGATGAGAATAGTTTAATTATTTGTGGTTTATTCCATGATATTTCAAAAGTTAATTTTTATGAAAAATATACTTCAAATAAAAAAATTTATAGTGAACAAGGTTCAAAACATGATAATGGTGGAAAGTTTGATTGGGTAGCAGTAGATGCTTGGAAGGTTAGAGAGGCAAAAGATAGATTTATTGCTGGAACTCATGAGGAAAATTCAGTACTATTATTAAGTAGATTTATTCCTTTAAATAATGATGAAACTGTTGCCATTATGAACCATCATATGCACACTGGCGATGGTGTTCAATTTATGGACCAAACCTTTATTTGTAACCAATATCCATTAGCAGTTTTATTACATACAGCTGACTTCTTATCAACATATTGTGTAGAAGGAATTGTAAGTGAATAACTTAATTAAAAAACAATTGGAATCAGTACAAATTGCCGATTTAACTCATTTTAATGAAGAGGATAATACTTATTTTATACCTCAAAAGAAAACCATTAAAATCGAGAGAAATAAAGCATATCTAATATTTGTAAATGATTCCTTCTTTTATAACAAAGTATTACAGGATAATTGAAATAAAGGATTAGTTTTAAAAGATAGATATATAAAAGCAGAAGTAGATGATGTTATGGGTAAAATGATTAAAGTTACCTGTATTGGATACGATGTTTTAAATAGAAAAGATACAAATAATTTCTGAAATGGTTGATTACCATTAGATAGTATTCAAGTATTACAAAAATTATAATGTATATTCATATAAGGAGATGATTTAATGGAAGCGTTGGCAGTTCGTTATAGACCCCAAAAGTTTGAGGATGTCTGCTCTCAGGGCTCTATAATAACAATATTAAAGCAACAATTACAAAAGAAAGAATATACCAACTGTTATGGATTTTGTGGGCCATCAGGTTGTGGTAAAACAACTATTGCAAGAATTTTTGGTAACGCCATAAATCAAGGAAAAGGTGAAATAATTGAAATAGATGGTGCTTCTAATAACGGTGTAGATAATATTAGAAAGATTATTGAAGAAGCAAGTACTAGATGTATTGACGGTGCTGAATATAAGATATTTATCATTGACGAATGTCATATGATTACAACAGCAGGATGAAATGCATTCTTAAAAACAATTGAGGAACCACCTAAGTATAGTATTTTTATGTTCTGTACTACAAATCCTGAAAAGATGCCTGCAACTATTAATAATAGAATTATGAAATTTAATCTTTCTAAAATTGATACAAATTTAATCAGAAGTAGATTAGAATATATTTGTCAACAAGAAGGTTTTACAAATTATAATGATGCTTGTGATTACATTTCAAAATTGTGTCAAGGTGGAATGAGAGATGGTATTTCATTATTAGAAAAAGCAGCAAATTATAATACCGATTTAAGTATTGATAATGTATTAGAAGCATTAGGTGATTTTAGTTATGATTCATTCTTCAATCTAACAGGTGATTTGTTAAATCAAGATGAAGGTAATGTTTTATTAACTATTAATAATTATTTTAATCAAGGAAGAGATTTAAAATTATTTGTTGACCAGTATTTAGATTTCACATTAGATTTAGCAAAATATTGCTTATATAATGATATTAATTATGTTAAGATACCTGCAAATCTAGCTCCTAGATGTCAAGGTTATTCAGGTATTCCTAATATTTTAGATTGGACTAATAGATTAATTGGCAAGGTATTAGATGTTAAAAATGCTATTAGATATGATATTAATTCCAAGACAACAATTGAAGCTATGTTTATAGCAATAAGTAGAGGTATTTAAATATGAGAATGTTTGATCATGATGAAGATAATAGCTATTATTGGCTGGAAAAAGATAATGAGGAATTAAAAGCACAAATTAAAACCTGGAAATGAAGATATGAAACTCTTGAAAAAATGTTGTTAAATGTTTGTAGACATACTTATATGTTAAAGGCAAATCAAATCAATGTTAATCAATTATTTGCTGTAGTAAATGGTTGTTTAACTAACGAAATAATTGATAGATTTACTTGGGATTATTTAATGGATGAAGAATCAAAGAAATTACAAACACATAAAAAAATTCAAGATGTTATGAAGAAGTATATTCATGATTATGATGATGTAGAAATAAAAACTGATGAAATTGATGAAAGTGGTTCCCCAGTTATTATAACAAGTCAAAAAAATATTTATGAAGGCAACTTAACTCAACAAGATATTGAAGATGCTTTTAAAGAAGAAAACTATTTAAATGATACTGAAGTAAATAATTTAGAATTAGATGAGATTGACAAAGCGGCATCACCTGTTATAGAGAGACAAGATGATGGTAGATATAGAATTAGATATGATTTAGCATATGATAGTTTATCTCCTTTATGGCCTAATGATTCTTTATATAAAGGTAATTTACCTGATGAAGTTTTATTAAAAGGTTTAAATGAAGATTCTGAAGGTTGTTTATCATCAAGTCAAATTGAAGATGCAATTGAAAGTGGAGAGATTAATATTAATTTAAATAATTTTAATATGTCGGATTTTGGAATAAAACAAGAATTCGGATTAAGTAAAGAAGATATTGAAAAGATAATTTATAATCAAGATGTAATGAAAATATTAAAAGATATTATAGATTTAGTTAATAATAAGTAAGAGGTGTTTTAATGGTAGGTCAAACAAAATTATTAGAAAAATTAAATAAATATAACATAGATAATTTTCCAAGATCTACTATGTTAATTGGTGAACAAGGTATGGGTAAACATACCTTAGTTAACTATATTAAGGATAATATTTTACATTTACCTATAGTAGATATAACAGACAATTTAAATAAGGAATATATTGATTTAATTTATTTAAATCCAAATCCATTAATTTATATTATTGATTTTAATAAGATTACTGAAAAAGAATCTAATGCAATGTTAAAATTAATAGAGGAACCTATTTCTACCTCATTTCTAATTCTATTGGTAGATAATAGAAATAATGTTTTAAATACCATTTTAAATAGATGTATTATATTTGAATTAGAGCAATATAGCATTAATGAATTAAAAGAATTTACAAAAGGTTGTAAGAATGAAGATTTAATATTAAATATTGTAAAATCTCCAGGAAAAATTTTAAATAGTAATTTAGATAGTTATATTGACGAATTATATAACCTATGTAATACTATTGTTACAAAAATAAATAAAGCAAGTTATTTAAATACCTTATCCATTACTGATAAAATTAATTATAAAGATGAGTATAATAAATTTGACTTAACAGTATTCTTTGATTGTTTAAGTTATTGTTATTATAAAGATTTTTTAGATAATAAAAATAATAAAAGTTTACAACTTTATTTATTAGTTTCTGAGAATAGAAAGAAATTAGTAGATAAAAGATTAAATAAGGAATTGTTTGTAAGCAACTTCCTATCTAAGTTATGGAAGGTGGCGAAATAATGGAATTACAGACATTAAAAACTAAAATAGAAAATAATACATTAAATGATGAAATAATTATTTTTAAATATGTAGATAATAAATTTTTATGTAATCAATATATAGATAATATTTCAAAACTAAGAAATATGGAAAAAGTTTATATTAATTCCATTTATGAAGCAGAGGAAGATGCTTTTGGTGTTAATGATAGTTTATATATTATTGATGTTGATGAACTAAAAGAATATCCCGATTCATCATTTAAGAATTTAATTATTATGTGTAAGAAATTACCTGATAACTTAGAGGTTGACTTTATTGATGTTGCTAAACCTGTTAATTGGCAAATTGAAGATTATGTTAAATATAGATTACAAGGCTTAGATGAAAATAGTATATTATGGTTATGTCAAATTTGTGGATATGATATTTATAGATTAGATTCAGAATGTAAAAAGTTAGAAATATTTCCTGTAGCTTCACAGCAACAAATGTTTAAAAGATTGAAAGAGGAAAATGGATATTCAGATTTAACAGATTTAAATATATTTAATTTCACGGATTCATTAATATTACATGATATGAAAAATGTAATTAGTATGATGAAAGAAATGGAATTAATTGATATTGAACCATTAGCTGTTGTAACAATATTATTAAAGAAATTCAAACAATTATTAGCAGTTAAAACAAATAATCAAACCTATATTAAAGAATTAAAAATGTCAGATAAGCAAGTTTGGTATTTAAAGAATAATCAGGCATCAAAATTCAGTGAAGGTAAATTAATTAACAACATTGAATTCCTAACTGGAATTGATTATCAGATTAAAAGTGGAAATTTAGATTTAAGTAGAGATAATTTATTATCATATATAACTTGTAATGTAATATAAAAAAAGAGGTTTAAAACCTCTTTTATTTTTGTACCTATTACTTTATTATGAATTAATTAAAACCTTAAAATAGAAGGAATTTTCCATTAATTATAACCTAATCTATATACTCTACCACGCATAATACAATAAATGCAATCATCTTCCTCGGATGCATATAAAGCATTAGTATCAAAAGTACCGAAAGTTTCTATTTGTGATGATGGAACAGTTAATAATAAATTAACCTCAAAGGTGTCCATATTAACTTCCTTTATTTCAAGATTATTATTTTTTATGTTAAATGTATATAATTTGTTCTTAAACATAACGCCCGGATCCCAAGAGCTATCAATAATATCATCACTTAATTGAACATCTAATTTTGTTAATGTATCATTAACTGGATTATATTCATATACATTTCTACCTATTGTATTGAAGTTAGGAGCATCTCCTATTGCTAATAAATAGATTTTATTATTATATACTGCTGTGATATAATTTTTTGGATAGGTACTACTACCACTTCCTGGTAAAACTGCATTACATCTTGAATAGCTATTATCTGGCACATGAATTTTATAAATAGCGTTACTCATACCACTATTCATATTATTTGCACCAAATACATATATATCATCACCTATAACGGCAGAACTTGGAATTCACCAATAAGAATTATTAGCATTATATCCTACAAAGCTATTACCATTAACATCTAAATAACTATAACCTAAAATAAGACCAAATCAGCTACCGCCACCTAAACCACCAATTCTATAAAGTTTGTCTCCAACTGTTTGTACGCTAGAACCTGATACTAATCTTACCCAACCATTAGTATATGTTATTGTAATATTAGTAGTGGTAACTTCACCGGTATGTAAATCGATATACTTTACTTTATCATTAGTTGTATTACTTCCTACTTTATATAATCTATTTTTATATCAAGCAGGAGTTCAATTTGTTACAAAATCTTCTATATAATCAACCAAATCAAAAGATCAATATGGAGCTTTCTTTTCTTCCTTGTTTGGATTTGTTATAGTTAATTTAACTTTAATTTTAGCAATATTTTCTTGTCCTTCTCGAGCATAAGGAGCTAAATTAAAGGATTTATTTTTTGTTTCTAAAACGTGATTATTAAAAGTTATTATATAAGTAACTTGAGGATTATACTCAGTTAATTCCTCTAATCCCTCAACATCCCAACTAATAACGGCTCCATTTGCCTGTAAATTTACTACCTTAGGAACTTTTAAACCTTGTGGTAAGTCTAATACATTATTAGAAAAATTTCTAGGCAATAATTTTTCTGAAGTATTAAATTGATATCTAATTGCATCACCTAAATCCTCTAGGTAATCATGTAAATTATTTTGTTTACTCATTAACTAATCACCTACTTACCAAAAGTTCAAGTTTTATGCTGACTCATATTGAATAAATATACCTTACCCTCATATACATGACCATATTGTGGAGTAATGTTATATTCAATGTCTAATTTTTCTATTGTTAAATCTGTTGGATTAAATACAAATATGCCTCCATTTGATTCCTCAGTTTCCTTTGTGAATATATAGATACTATCTCTAAAATTAACACATATAGGATCTCTAAAAGAATAAGGCATTTCAATACTTAATTTTTCAAGTGTTTCAGTTGTGGAATCAAATTTTCAAATTTCATTACCGGCTCCTCCTCAACTGGTTGAATTTGCACAAATTAAATAAATATCAGTTGAATATGAACAGATACCATAATCAAACATAGATGCATAGCTTCCTGAACCATGAGGTAAAGTTGCAGCTAATCTAGTAAATGTATTAGTTTCTGTATTGTGTTTAGTTATCATATTGTAATAACCGTTATTTTGTCCACCAAATATATAAACATTATTGCCAACAGCTGCAGCCTCAACTAATCTTGCGACTTGTAATGCTGAATTGTATTGACTTAATGATGGTATATAGTTATTTATTGATGTATCAAAAACCCTTGACCAGTTGGTATAATATCTAAGATTTTGTTCCCAACCACAATAACATCATATCCTATCTCCTACTGTAACTTGAGCACTTAATCCACCTGTAGTGTTATCTAAAAATACAACACCTAAATCCTCAATTTCTCCATCTAGAATATTTTGTCTTTTAACTGTTTTGCTAGTTGAAGATGAGTTTGTAGTATCTGAAACCGTATAAACATATTTATCAGCAAAACCATAACTATAACTTCCATATAATGTGGTATAAGGTAGTTCTATTATTGCATCTGTTGGAATATATTCAATTTTAATTTCGCTTTCCTCTTTTCCTATAATATCATCTAAAATAGAAATTACCGCAATATTAGGCATTCCTGATGATATATAAGGAGTTAAATCCACATAATTATTTCTAGTTACAATAGTTTGGTTATTTATGTCAATTTGATAGAATGTCGTATGACTGTATCTTTCTAACATATAATTATCAGAAACAGTCCAGCTTAAAATAAGATTACTATCAATATCCACAGAAAGAAATTCAGGTAATACAATTCCTAAATCTATATTTCTAATTTTGTTTGAAAATTCTTGAACCTTAATTAATTCTTCTGTACCAGTTTTTTGTCTTATAGAATTAGCAATATTGGTAAAATATTCTTTTAAAATATTATCCATAATACTAAACCTCTGAGTTCAACTCATCTAGAATTAAACTATCAATATATTCCTTATTCTCGGTTTTTATTTGTGCTATCTGTTCATCTGAATAACTGCTAATATCTAAATCTATAGGTCCAACATCCTCTAATTCATTACCATACATATCAAGTAATATTAAATGAATTTGAGGTTTGTTCTCATCATATTCAACTCTAATATTATGAATAAATCATTTATCCGCTTTTGTTTGTTGTATAGTAACATCATGTGGGTTATCAGTTCTTTTTAAATGTTGTTCTACCTTTTCATTGATTAAATCATCAACATGGTTATAAGGATAGAATCCATTATTTTCTAATTCACTATTTCCGAATCCATAATCTTTTTTATTTTTAGGCATTTTACATTACCTCCTATCTATTAATTTAGTTTTATTAGAAATTATCCTTTCAGTATTCCTCAGGTAAACCTGTGAATTCATAATTACTTTTTAATATTGTTTTTATGGTAACAACATGGGTTGAAGAATTTAGTAGTTTATTTTTATGTTTTGACTTTGGCTTGTTTTTTAACTTAGGATTATATCCCTTTTCATACTTTGAACAATATGGAAAATTTTCATGAAACCATTTATTAAGTACCTTGTTTTTATATATATCTATACTTGAATCTGTATCGTTTATACATATCGTATCAAAGTTATTCAAAACTCTATTAATACTTATATCCCCACTATAACTACTTAAATAACCAACCAATAAATTAGAATTTTCTTGTAGATTTATTTTATAAAGATATAAAGAGTATAAGTAACAAGTCAAATTTTTACTTTCTCTGAATTGACTTAAACTATCTAATATATCTTTTTCATAATTATTATAACATTCGGCTCATTTAGATTTTAAATAAGGCCTAAATTCGTGACCTAATCTTAAATAAGGAATAGAATTTTTTTTATTAAAAATCAAATCGTTGTTATTCTGACACATTTGGAAAAAATTACTTTTAGTTGTCTTTGGGTCCTGATTGCTGGATTTAACATTAAATTTAACCTTTGATTCCGTAAAAAAATCTGTTGGTTGTAAACATGATAGTGCATAAAAATCGTCATTTATATAAATAAAATGTTCCTCTAAATCCTTAATATTATGTAAAAATAACTCTATTGTACCACTGTTAAATGTTGGTAGAAATCTTCTTGGAATAAATTGTTCATGTAATATAACTTTTATTTTTGTTTGATCTAATCAATCAGGAACTTGGGAATAAGATTGTACTATAAAAAATAAATTATTAATTCAACTTAAATTTGTATCAATAGATCTAAACAGATATCTTAAAAAATTATCCTGTCCTCGAAATCTATTTAAGGCATTACTATCTTCTTTTTTTAGTTTACTTGGATTATACTTATTATATAATTTTATCCAATTTTCATCAGAACTATCAACATAGGGTATAACTAAATCTACTTTAAACTTCATAATTTATATCTCACCTTTCTTTTAGATATATTTTCTTTTCATCTGTAAATTTATTTATATTAAAGAAATAATCTAGATTAATTTCTTTTTTACTTCAAACGGCATCAGTTCTTTTGAATTTTTGATTCATAAATTCATCTAATGTTTTGGTCATATAATGATTTATATATATATTTTCATTCTTATAATTTGATGCATCTATTACAATCTCATCTGAACAACTTTTACCGGAAGGATAACATGATTTTGCTACGTCCCTTAATTTATCATAGGATGCATAATGAACAGAATTCATTTTTAATAAACGTTTACCTTTGATTATACATTTACCGGCATTACTGTATTTACCTTTATTTTTAATTATCTTGGTAAAGAAATTAAAAACAGGTATATTTAAATCACGTTGAATTACATTATCATCACCAAATAAGTTTCATTTTATTCTTATTTGATCTACATCAATTTTATTTATTTTTTCTAATAAATAATTTATATTGTCAATACCATAAATAAATTCATCCACATCTAAAAAGGCACATCAATCATATAGTCTATTATATTTTAATATAAAATCATTATAACATTTTTGTTGTAATTGTGGTTCATGTTTTCCTTTAACTGAAATAATGGTAACAGCATATCTTAAATGTTTTTTAATATAATGTATTAAATCCTCTTTATCCAAATCATTGTTATCATAGATAAATATTTTATCAAAACCAAGTTTTAAATGGTATTCCACTCAATTATTTATGTAAAGTTCTTCATTTTTTGCAATACAAACAGCAACATTTCCTCATTTACTAGTTTTTATATTATTTAAAAGCCTATAAACTTTATTAATAAATTGTGTATGAGGACAATCTGTATCTCAAATATTATTATCTATTATCTCAACATATTTTAAATTATACTTTTTAACATATATATTAAATTCATTGGAATTATAATTTCATGTTTTAGCCTTATTATTAATTACCTTTGTACCCACAAAAATTACCTTCTCTAAAACGTTGTATTTTTTTAAAACCTCTATAACTCCTTCTATAAAGTCTTTATATAAGGTTCCGTCTTTTTTATTTACAGAAAATTCATTCAAATTAAAAGTAAAATAATAATTTTTATTTTTTAGTAATTCATAATAAAAGTTATTAAATGTTTCACATCTTTTTTTAAGTTCTTGTTGATATTTAATTGTTGAGGGATCATGATGAGCAATTCAAACGGTATCACTAGGATACTTTGAGAAAAATTCATAATCTTCTGGTCAGCTCTTCTTCCTTGGTACCTTATCATATGGTGTATTTATAATATAATCTAAGTATTTATTAGAAAATAATAAATCTAAGCACTTAGGTTTCCCAACAATAACGTTATCCACAGGTCCTTTTATTCGATTTTTACCTAAAAATCCAATGCAGGCACAATTTCCACCAATAGACATGAATTTCAAATCTTGTAAATTAACCATACCTATCTTTCCTTTCAATAAATAGTATTTATATAATAATTTAGTGATAAAAAGAAAAGAGGTATATTCTTATTTATACCCCTTCATATGGTGCTATTTCTCTAATTTTAACACTACCGTCTGTAAATAGTATAGCTTCTATATAAGTAACTGCCTCTATTGGCATTAATCTTATTTCATATTCTACACTTTTACTTTCTCTTACAGCAGTCATATAATAGCTTTTAATTACATTATCTGTAACAAATCTATTTAATTCATCTCTAAAAATATATTTTAGATACATTCTCTTTTCATTATCTGAATTATGATAAATTCTAAAGTATTCTTTAACTTTACTAAGTAATGTACCAAAATTTTTAGGTTCTTTACTTATTACCAACTAACAACACCACCATTAAAAGGTGTAGCCTCTGTTAAAATTTGTGTTGTAGGTTCATTAGCGCTATTAGTAACAATTTCTGAAATAACAGCTGGTAAACTATTCATTGTTACTACCTTGTAATGATCCTCAGGTAATACCTCAGTAAATGTTTGCTTTGCTAATCTCTTATAATATTGATAGCAAGTTGACTCATCATCTACTGCTAAATGATAAATATCAAATTTTTGAGATGCTTCTTGATATAACTTCTTTGTATCAACATCTGCTTGTTCCTTACTACCCATATAAGCATTTAATGCACTTTTACCTAAAACTGGATTTAGAGGTTCATCACCTAATGTAATGATAATACCTTTTCTACCTCTATTCCAACAATCTAATTTACAATTATGTAAACCAGCATACCAAGCGATAGAGTAAGATTCAAATTGATTACCTCCTCCACCACCTTCAAAATATACCTTATCTAAATGTTCTGCAATTCTAATATCTGACTCAAATTGTGACATTTGAATTGGTGCATTATCATATTCAATATCACCAATAGCCATAATACTGAATTCAACATCCTTAGTTTGTGATAAGATATCAGTCATAATCTTATTTAAAGTTTTTGCAACCTTAACAGCACCGTTACCCATTGAACCTGTAACATCTAAACCTAAAATTACAGGAATTGTATTTGGATGCTCTGCACTATCGCAACATTCTCTAATCTTATTCTTAATATTTAAATCTTCATTTAAACGTCTAGAAGTAAATCTTTCTTGAGCTGTAAAGCTATCTGTTACAACTCCTGACTTATCTAAAGTATAACCTCTACTAGTTGCATAGCTTGAATAAGAACTTGTAGTCCAAGATCCGCCACCCATAAATTATTCCTCCTTTGTTTCTACTTCTTCGTCTTCATCACCAAATAGGTTATCAAACATTCCGCCTTCACCATCGAAGTTAAACATATCTCCAAATGGATTAGATCCACCTGACATCATCATTAACATCATTGGATTCATTCCGCCAGTATTTCCACCAAATAGGTTTCCACCATTACCAAACATTGTATTCATCATCATATACTTCATAATGGTATTCTTATCAAATGCCTTATTACCAAACATTGATACAATCTTTGAATACATATAAGTTCCACCTAAGAATGTATGTCTTTCAGGTAGAATATTTTTAATTGATGCATCATCATAATTTAAAATCTTAATTTCTCCATCAGTTTCAGGTGCTAGTACATATGCAGGTTTACCACTAACTAAAATAATATCTCCTGCTTTAACCTTATTTGTAGGTACTACGAAGAAGAATTCTGAACCAATATCAAATACGAAATTATCACAATTAATTAATCTTTTCTTCTTTGCATCATAATACTTATAATCATTACCAATCTTTACTGCCATTTGTCCATTTAAACCTAATCTAATAAGTCCTGGTTGAACTTTACCAAATGTAAAATTACTTAATACACTCATTTTTAATATCTCCTTTTCTTTTTTACTAATTATTTATACAATTAACTTCATCATAAAATCTAAAAATCTGAGTAAAATTTTTATTTTTTATTTTTTCTGAAGGTAATTCCTCTTCATTACAATGTGTAACTACTAGATAATTCTTTGCATATAGATTACTATCTATAATATCTGAATCAATTCTTTCCATCATATTTTGAATAGATTCATCATCAAACTTTGCAAATCTAATACAACCTTGATATAAATTTGGTTTATTAGTTTGATCTTCATAATCTAAATCAATATCTTCGTTTTCTAATACACCATCACCGTGTCTACTTAGATAAGTTCTAGTTATATAATATCTATGAATTTCATGCTCAGTTTTTTGAGCGTCTGCCATATATAATAACCATTCAGGAATAATTGAACCTGTTCTAGTAGGAGTACCATTTACTTTATCATACTCCTTATCTAATCCTAAACCTTGACCTTGTTCAAAAGTAATGTTATCATATTCATTATATATTTCCTTCATAGATTTAATTGCAATATTATTAAAGAAGAAATCTAAATCTTTTAAGAAATTATTAATAATGAAATTATCTTCCTTAATTAATTTACTTTCTTCATAATCACTATTCTTAATCCATTCTAATTCCTTATAATATTCCTTTATTTTTAATAGTTCTTCAACCCATATATCTTTATTACCGTATAGGTCTGAAACCCTTTTAAAATGGAAGTTTTTATCATTGTATCTATCAATAGTCTCTTTAATACCACAACCTGTACTTCTATTACTAATACCTCTTCTAGTACCTTTACCTCTTAATTTCTCTCTTACAATATTTGCTAAACAATCAAATGGAGTTGTTAATCTACATTCATAACCAACATATAATAAAGGTTTATTTCCTAATTCTACAAATTCTTCTCTAAACTTAATAGGATTTACAATAAATTCTGAACTAGCATAAGTTGCAGCACCTTTTAGTGTTGCACTTCCAAAATGATGGAATACATGTCTTTTACCTTCATATACCACGGTATGACCTCTTTGTGGACCACCATTAGTTAATACTACAACACCTTCTTTTGGAGTTATGTAGTTTGTAAATAAACCTTTTCCTTCATCACCATAATTGGCTCCAATTACAATATTTATTTTTTTCATTACTACACACCCCATTTCTGTAAAACATTGTTGGCAAAATCCTCTGCCCATTTTTGATTATGAGGGTCCTCAGGCTCATAATCACATCCATAATCCTCTATATCATAAGCAGATATCCAACCATAATTAGGATCTTCATATCCACCACGTTGACGCATTTTATCATATTCCTTGTAATACTCGTATGCTCCTCTAGATAAATATGTTTCTTTTAAAAATTTAAAAGCTTCGTCTCTATTACAAGGATAAGTATCTTTATATCTATATGGTTCTAATGTTGGTTGTACATTATCTTCAATAACTTTACCGATATAATTAGGTCCGGAAACTAAATCTCCAACCTTAATATTTTCATTTGCTTTATAAACATATTTGGTTGATGAATAAGTATTACCCATATAATATTGTTCTAATCTAACTAATCTCATATTATAACACCTTCTTAATTACACCGTATGCTGAATTATCACCGCTATATTGCCAACGAACAATACCATCTTCATCTCTATACATGTCTTGTTTTTGGTGTTCAGGTTTTAAATAGGATTGAAATACATCCCATCTATCCTCCCAATCACAAACTGCTTTAACATCAGCAATACAAATCTTTTCATCGGTAATTGAATCTAAATATTTTATATCTTCAAATACAATTATTACCGCTCTCATATTTAATCCTCCTACTTTTTATTTTCTAATTCTCTACAAACCTTAGCAATTTCCTTTAACCCCTTTTCAGCGTATTGTAGGTTCTTTACCTTAAATGAAAAACCAATTCCTCTTTCCTTATTATAATCAAAACTCTTAACAACAATACCTTCATGTTGTAAATAAGTTTTCCATAATTTATCATTTTCATTTGGATGATATTGTAAACCGGTATTGATTGTTTGAGGAGTCCAAGCAACACCTTCAGCATATTTTACTAACTTATCAATAGTATCAAATTGACCCATATCATTAATTACATCTACTAATGGAACTCTTTGTAAACCTAACTTATCAAGAATTGGTGCCATTTCATACCAGTTTCTTTCAATCCACTTACCATCAATTAATTCCTTTAATCTAAATACAAACCATTGTATTTCCTTAAAGTCATAAATATTTTCTTGAATACCTGGACCTACTTGTTCACCTTGAATCATTAATAAGTGACCAGTTTTCTTATAATATTCCTTTAACTTCTTTGCAATATCATATCTTTTTGCTGTGTTATAGAAAAGTATACCATTACTTTCACCTTCAACTAATCTATTATTTCTAGAACATACATAGAATTCATACTTCTTTTTAGGGTCTAATGAACAAGTAAATGATTGACCTTCCATCTTAGCTGTAATAAATGCGCTAGTTCCAGGAAACTCGCTAATAAGTGCTTTACGATTTTGAATTGTATCTTCATCAGACTTTGAAATAATATTTGTTGGAAATGAGCCTTTTGTATACTTTCTGCGTCTAGCATCCATATACATATTTCCAATCCATCTAGTTAATTTATGTTTTAAGAAGAACTTAATAATTCTAGGAACCTTTGGCATCTTTTTAGGGGACGCATCCTCTTCTGGTTCATACTTTCTAATATTTAATTTATCAGTTACATCAGTTTCAGGTTTTAAATTTTCAGGTAATCCTGCTTCTTTTAAAGTTACGCATAAACCCCAAGACTTAACTCTATCACCTTTTTCACCATTTAAATCCTTTGCACCCATTGTCATAGGCTTAATTAAAAATCCTTTTAAGTCTTCTCTATAACAACGCTTTCTTAAAAATTCCCATTTTTGCTCTACTGGTAAAATAGCACCTTCTTGAATAAATACCATTTTATCACCAACATTATTTTCTACTGGGACAATTGCTTCATAACCATTTTCCTTGAATGTTACTACACAAATTCTATCCTTTTCAAACATCTTATTTTTTGTTTCAATACTTACAATACTTGCTAAATCTCTCATATTACCATCTCCTAAACTATTCTCATAACTTGTTTTACTTTTAATTTTGAATATGGATTTAAACCATTTTCCATATAAACATCTACAATAATATATGTCTTATCTAAAACTTTAATATAGTCATATTTATCAGCTAACATACTATTAGTATAAATTATTGTATCGTCCTCTTCATCACCTATACAACAATTAATTTCATAAAGGTTAAAATTTTCTGTATCAAAAACTTTTGCTTTTAAATCAAATCTAATACGGTTTGCTACAGAATCTTCTAATTTATTAGAACTAAAATTAAGCCAAACTTGTCCGTGTTGAGGATCTTCTAATTCAGAATTAGATTTATCCTTTTCTTTCTTTTCAGGACCTGGACTTATAAATGTTATACTAGCTTCCATTAATAATATTAAAGTTGTCATTCCCCAAAATATCCAACTAAATGGAGTTATAATTGAGGTAGAATCCTCTTTTACATTAATAATGATAAAGATATAAAATGGAATCATAAATCCTAATACAATTAATGTCATTATTAAAAATGTAATTAATTTCTTTTTCCTAGTCATAATTTTACACCTTCCTTTTAATTTACATTTATATTATATATTAAAATATAAATAAAATCAAGACCTAATTTATATATATCTTAGCTATATATGGATATTCAGTTAATAAATTAATATTAGCTATTCTACCGGATTCAAGATTTTTATCTTTTATAATCTTCACTTTAATATTATTAGGTTTATTATATCCAATTACTTCATATATAGTATTAAATTTTCTAAATTCAATTGTTGAAGATTCGATATATTTTGGTGTAGGAGGATTATCAAAAGTTATATAATCACCAATAGCAAATTCTTGACTTCTATCCTTTTCAATTTGGATAGTTTCCTCCTCTTTTTGTGGGTTAATTTCATTTATCAAATCTGCCATGAATTCATTTATAATTGTTGCCTCATTTACCTTATCGGCTAATAAATAAGTTTTAACTTTATTATATCCTATTCTAAGAATTTGTTGAATAATATTTTCCATATAATTATTTTCCTACCTTTCATTTAATTGCCATTCTTTATAATCTTCCCATATATCATCATACATCTTAATATATTTTTCGGCATCTTCTTTTAAACAAGGTACAGCCCAAGAACTACCAAAAGGTTCAACATAAATTCCTAGATTATAAGCAACCGAATTCATACAAGCTACCATAATTTCGGATTCATCTAAATTTTCCCTACCTGGTAATTTTCTATATAATTTTTCAGTCCAATATTTATGTCTAAATAAAATACCTGTTGAATAAGCAATTTTCATTGCTAATCTATATTCTAATTTATATCCTTCATCATCAAAATCAGTCATCTATTTCACCTCTAATTTTTAATTTTCATATTATTTATACAATAAAAAAAGAGCGATATTCGCTCAAATTTTAATATTTTTTAATATTTTTTAATTTTCATATAATGTTATTTCTTGATTTTGTAATGTTTTCTTTACATCAATTACTCTTTGATTTGCTGAACCTTTATATTTTAAATTAGGATTTGCCTTATCAATTTCAAATTGACCATCAACTACAACATCAAGATTTTTAATTAATTCTAAATAATTTCTAACATCCTCATATTTTAAAATTAAATCATCAAATAAAGCATCTACTTCAAATCCTGTCCATAACCAAATATCTTTACCAGGACATTCTTTTCTAAATCTTTTTACAATTTCTAAAACTGTATCTACATTATTTTCATGTAAAGGTTCCCCTCCTAAAATACTTAATCCTTGAATATGTTCACCTTTACATAAGTCTATTAACTTATCAAATATTTCATCTGTAAATTCTTTTCCACCATTAAAGTCCCAAGTATCTTGATTAAAACATCCTTTACAATGAAATGAACATCCTTGAACAAATATACTTACTCTAATTCCTGGACCATTTGAAATATCTGTTTTTCTTATTTTTGCATATCTCATAATTAGTACCTCCACCTTATAAATAATTATACAATAAACAGGAAAAATAAAAAGGTCTTTTGACCTTAATTATTTATTTTTAAATACTTTTAACAGTACATATCGGCTATTTCACCAGGATTAACATAAATGAATAAATAGTCGTTATCTATTATTGAGTGTAAAAGTTGGCTATGCATTCTTACCATAAAGTTACCTGCAGGTTGTTTAATAGCATCCTTGATTTTGTTATACACACTTTCACGGTTATCCTCAGTTATTTTTATACTCTTATACTCAGCATTATTGGGGTCAGTATAACCAATATATAAATATACAGGAGGTTTATCCTCTGCAGACCACTCTATAAGCATATCTCGTAATCAATTTAAATCAATACTTTCAAATTTGTCAGTTTTAACTTTATTTAAAATAGCAGGTTCAAAAAGACCTTCATTAATTTTTTTACTTTTACCATTTAATTCTTTCAAGGCTTCTTTTATTGAATATGACATAATATCTCTCCTTATAAATAATTTAGTTGTATTATTATAGGTCTTTATTATCTAAATGAATAACTCTTTCTTTTATTTCATTCATTCTTCCTTGATTCATTGCATTTGTAGAAATATAACCACAAACTCTTCTAGCAATATTCATAAAATTCATATCTGTATTTCCACAAACTGGACATTTCCAAATTAATTTACCTTTTCCATCTTCAACCATTTGGATTTCGCCAGTTGAACCACATTTTTGACAATAATCTGATTTAGTATTTAATTCGGCATACATAATATTATCATAAATGAATTTAATTACTTCAATTACTGCCTCAGGATTATTTTGAAGATTTGGAGTTTCAATATAACTAATAGCTCCACCAGGACTTAATCTTTGGAATTCAGATTCTAATTTTAATTTATCAAAAGCATCAATTTCTTCAAATACTGGAACATGATATGAATTAGTTACATAATTTCTATCTCTACCATCTATTTTAACAAATACATCTTCACCAAATCTCTTTTTCAAGCATTTAGCTAATTTATATGTTGTTGATTCAATAGGTGTTCCATATACTGAATAATCAATATTTTCTTTTGCTTTCCATTTATTACAAGCATCATTTAAATGTTGCATTACTTGTAAACCAAATTCTTTTCCTTCACCAGTATGAGAATTACCTGTCATATATTTAACACATTCATATAATCCTGCATAACCTAATGAAATAGTGGAATAACCATTAAATAATAATTTATTAATTTTTTCACCTTTTTGTAATCTAGCTAATGCACCATCTTGCCATAAAATAGGAGCCATATCTGAATATCTATCTAATAATCTTTCATGTCTACATCTTAAAGCAGTATGACATAAATCTAATCTCTGGTCAAATATTTTCCAGAACTTTTTCATATCACCCTTACTTGATAAAGCAATATCAGGTAATGAGATAGTTACAACTCCTTGATTAAATCTACCATAGAATTTTGGTTTTCCTTCAACATAATTCTTGGCATTTGCGATATTACCAATATTCATTGTTCTATCAGGTGTTAAGAATGAACGACATCCCATACAAGGATAACAACTTGAAGAACCATCAATATTATGTTTTAATTCCTTCATTACTTTTTCTGAAATATAATCCGGTACTAATCTTTTAGCTGTACATTCAGCCGCTAATCGTGTTAAATAAAAATATTTAGAATCATTATGAATATTATCTTCTTCTAAAACATATAATAATTTAGGGAATGCAGGAGTTACATAAACACCTTTATTATTTTTCATACCTAAAATTCTTTGTTTTAAAAATTCTTCAATTAATAATGCTAATTCCTCTTTATATTCTTCTGTTTCACCTAAATACATACAAACACTTAAGAAAGGTGCTTGTCCATTAGTAGTTGACATTGAATTAATTTGATAATTAAATGTTTGAACTGAAGATTCAACTTCTTGTTGTAAATCCTCTCTAGCATATTTTTCACAATCTTCCTTATTAAATCCACGTTTAGCATATTTATTTAAGTACTTGTTATAACTCTCTCTAACAAAAGGTGCTAAATGAGTTAAACTAATTGTACAACCACCATATTGAGAACTTGCAACAGCTGTAATAATTTGAGTTGCAATTGTAACTGCCTTACTTAACCAATGTGGTTTTTCAATCATTACTCCATTAATCATTGTTCCATTTTGTAACATATCTTCAAGATTAATTAAATCACAATTATGTAAGGCATTTTGTCCAAAATAATCCATATCATGGAAATGAATTATACCTTCATCATGAGCCTTTACAACTTCTTTAGGGAGTAAAAAACGCTTTGATATATCAGTAGAGGTTATACCTGCAATATAATCTCTTTGGGTTGTAACTATTCTATCATTTTTATTTGAATTTTCTGTTTTTCAATATTCATTAGTTCCATCGAGTAATTCCCTAATAGTTTGGTCTGTAGTATTACTTTTTCTTACTAAATCTCTCTGGAATCTATATGTAATATAATTTTTTGCTAATTGATACTTATTTAAAGTTATTAATTGTTCCTCAATTATATTTTGTATATCTTCTACTCCCATTCTTGTTCTAGGCAAGGATTCAATATAGTTTAAGATAAAATTAACATCCTCTTCGGATGCTCTATCTTTCTTTGCAACATCAGCATTAGCATTCTTCAAAACCTGTCTAATTTTATTAGAATCATAAGGTACTAATGTGCCATCTCTTTTAATAACTTTTTGCATAAATTTCGTCTTCCTTTCACTTGAATTCTTTTTAGATCCAAATTGAGGATCAAATATTTTAGTGTGACTTTTTCTAAAGAAATTCAAGTCCAAATTTGATTACATGTTTAAAATATAATCTTTTAAAATATTTATTGTCTTGTCATCAGCCTTATCATCAATAATGAAATCTGCCAATGCTTCTTTTCTTTCAATAGCTTTTTGAACTACTTCATCTACAGTATTATTACAGATTAATCTATAAATAAATACATTGTTTTTTGTACCAATTCTATGAATTCTATCCTCAACTTGTTTTGTAACCGCTGCCGTTCATGGACAATCTAATAGAATCATATATGAGGCTTTATTTAATGTAATACCAGTTCCGGATTTAGAATGAGTTCCTAACCAAACCATATATTTATTATCCTCTTGAAATAATTTTTTATTTCTTTCAAATTGATCTGCGGATAAATCACCATCACCTCTTAATGGATGATAATCTTTTAACAATTTTTCTAATTGATAAATAGGTTCCTTAAATCTAGACATTATTACAACTTTTTCATTATGACCACAAATTTCTTCAACTAATTCTAAAGTTCTTTCAATTTTTGTTGACATAATTTCATTAGTTGTTAGTATTGAAGGACAAGAGGTAGCTTGTAATAATCTAATAGTTAATGCCAAAGTATTATTTGCATCCAAATTAATTTTATTTGCCTCTTCCTTAACCCCATTTTTAATGGCATCATAAAATTCTTTATGTTGGTCATTCATATCTAATTTTTCAAGAATTACTGTTTTTGGAGGTAAATCCTCTAAAATATCCTTTGTTCTTCTTAATGAACAAGAATCAATTTCATTTTTAAGAATATCTATATTTTTATAACCAACAATTTGATGACCACCAAATCCACCATATTCACAATATAAACCTTTAAAGTTAGTTAATGTAGACTTTTCAACATCAATTCATTTTAATGGAGTAAAAGCATTTAATGGACTGTTTGTTAATAAGGTACCAGTTAATCCAATTTTTAATCTAGCTTCCTTTAATTTCATTAATCCTTGACTTTGCTGTGATTGTGAATTAGCACATTTATGACATTCATCAAATACTATTAAATCAATCTTATTTTTTGATTTTTTAATAGCCTCTACCACTTCTTTATATCTTAAAGATTCAATGTTTAAAATATAAAAAAAAGCATCTAAAGGTTCTTTTAATTCCTTTGCTCTTTCTGCAATAGATGCAGAACTTATTTTACCTTTTTTGGAAATTTTTTCTCCAATAATTCTACAAGTTAAATTGGAATGCTTTTCAATTTCTTGCTTTCAGTTTCCTTTTAAGGTATTAATACCACAAATAATTAAACAATGTTCTAATCCTTTTTGTTCTTTTAATTCTTCTGCCAAATAAATCATTTGTAACGACTTACCTAAACCTGGGTCGTCTAGGAGTAAGCCTCCATTGTCAAGATTTAATCCTCATTGAATACCTTCTATTTGGTGTTTAAATGGCTTTGTTTTATATTTATCTATTAGTTTTGGATAAAATATTTCCTTATCCTTTTCATCTACTAATTTAAGAGTTATATCATCATAATAAGTTAATTCATCTAATAAATAAGCCAGAGATGTTACCGGAACCTCTCAGGTTTTAGATGGACCGTCATAAATATACTTATCACACGTTTTAATAACGTTTATTACCTCTATATTAAAGTTGAAGGTTAGGAATAATGAACTAATACCTGATAACTTTTTTGGAGTATTTTCAGTTATATTTATCACAGGTATTACTCTCCTTTACTTACGTACTCATCCTCATCAAATACTTCTTTAATTTCACCAGTTCTAAATGTTACTGATGCAGATACTTTAAATTTGCAATCACAATAATCACATTGATATTGTTCCTCTACATCCATATCGCTACCATTATAGGATAGAATATTATGGTCATATCCTTTTATAATATTATTTGGTTGACCAATAAAGTATTCTGGTAGGTAAATTTCCCCTGCCATATATTCAGCTCCACATTTAGGACACTTAATTACTTGTCTTTTCATATTTTATATCTCCTTTACCACAATTCTATTAATCCGGATTTCTTATCTTGTATCTTTCTTTGCTTTCTAATAAATTTATTATCCTTAATTTCTTTTCTTTTATGAATAATAATTTTATAGCCATCATTGAATAAGAAATCAATTATATTACCAATTTTAAATTCCTCTGTAAATACATTTAATTTACTCTTTTCTAAATAAGAATTATCATCTTCATAAGGTTGTCTTATTGGATTTGGAAAACAGTCGAGATTATGAATTCCAAAGGTAACTGTTTCCGCTTTTTTACTATAATTATCTAATAATAATAATCCTTTATATTCATAATTATTATACTTTTCAATTCCTCTTTTTAAATACTCATTTAATAACCAAATATCATTAGATTTAAGGAATTCCTCTTTTGAAGAATACCCTCCTTCATAGAAAATAAATGAAATTAAATAAGCTAATTTAGCTTCAAAACCTTCAATTAATTGAGGTTTATCGAAATCTCTAAATCTAATATGAATTTTACCATCTGCACAAACATATTTTGCATTATAATAATTAGTTTTAGTTTCGGGATTATATAGTATGCTACAAGTATATTTATCTTTTTTAACTATATATTTATCCATTAGAATACCTCATCTCCTACTTCTGTAGTTTTTCTTTGAGTTGTAGTATTATTAAATGAATATCTTGTAACTGTACTATTATTTACTGCAGTTATTTTATTTTGCTTTTCGTAACTATTAATTGCCCATTGACAATCTATATATGAATTTGCTATTGCAATATCAATTATAGCTAATGCCTTAGGTAGGTCACCATTGCAGTAATCATCTAATTTATCCTTAAACATCTTAACTTGAATCTTTGACATTCCTTTTCCAGATTCAAATACAGATTCAACCCATTCTCTTAATTTAAATAGCACCTGAGGATTTCTACATTCAATACTTTCTTTTAATTTTTGAATAGTATATTCTTTATTGGCTTGTTTTGTTCCCTTTGGTGTTTCTACTTTTACTTTTTTAGCAACATTATCTAATAGTTTAATATCTTCTGATGCTAATACTGAACCAAAAATTTCAATATCGAAGAATATAACATTAGGATTAGTTTCATCAATTTTAATAATATTTACTTTTGCAAGATTAATATCACATTTTAATTGATCTTCAACTGTTAAAGAAGTTTGTTTTTGAATATAATCTCTATCTACATTAAAATAATTTTCATCATTAACAAACTTCTTTTTAGTTACAACTTTCTTATATATTGTTAATAATTCTGAGCAATATACAGCAGTATTTAATCCTAATATTTTGATAGCATCTCTATTTACCATTATATAATTCGCTGGACTTAATAAATCTGCTAACATATATTATCCTCCTTAATTTTGAGCTTCTTCTGTAGGTCTAGCTTCTTTTTTAACCTCTGCAAAAATATACTTAACTCTTAAACCTGAAATAACACCAGATTTACCATCACCACAACTTAAAGTTACTAAAGCTTCATCAGAATACTCTAATATATTCTTTAATTCTAATAAATCTGTTTTTAATGTATATTCTCCAGATAATTCTGTTCCTGGTTGATAATGAATTAATTCAAAATTTGCATTATTTGTATCATAAATAGTTAAATTACCAGTAACATCAAATTTAAGGGTACTAAATGGCTTAGCATTTAACTTACTATCATTAAATAATAATAGTCTAGTAATAGCATCTAGGAATTCCTTTCTATTTAATACTACCTTATTTGGATATTCTTTATTTGCTCTACCTCTAATTGCCTCTGCAGGTACCTTAGATAATAATGAATCATCACTTCTAATAATTGCAGTTAAATTAATTTTATCCGAAGTAAATGCAACCTTAGTTTGAATAATAGTTTCAGAAATAGGATCATAACCTAACTTAAAATTAACTGATTGATTATTCTTAAATAATTTAAATAATTTAACTAATCTAGTATTTAATAAGAACTTAACTGGTTGTGCTAAATTGAAATTATTAACACAGGCAGCTGACTTACTATGAGTAATACATCCTTGATTATCAATGTAATATAATGTATGAACTTCTTTTGCTAAACTAGATGTTGAAATATTATTTGTATTGTAATCTGAAATAGATGCTAATGTTGCATAATCAACACTAAAATCTACACTCACATTATTAATTGTAATTTGTGGTAAGCTTAATAATTGTCCAGTTGCTTCATTAACTACAAATGGAATTTTATAATTACCATTAGCTTTAATTAATAAGTTATTATTTTCTAACTTTAATTCAATATTTTCTGTAGTAATTTTATCAATTAACTTTAAGAATAATGTTGCATTAACAGTTGCATGAAAATTTTCTTCATTTTCTAATTCAAATTTATAAGATACAAAATATTCTTGATTAGTTACATTTAAATATAATCACTTACCTTCAGATACTAATTCAAGAGTATCTGTAATAGTTGCAAGAGTACTTGAATCAATTGCTAATAAAATAGCACTACATACTTCTTTAAATTCTTTTGTTTTTAAAATCATATTATTTCCTTTCTATTAATCCCATAAGCTTTCTTCAAATTCATCTGTGCCTTTATATTCATAATTGGTAGCCCAATCATGTAAACTTCTTAAATTAAAGATTGCTCTTGGATATGGCTTATCATCAGCAATCATTTCATCTAAATTTAATCCATATTTAGTACACATATCTGCAACAGTTTTCTTAACTGCTGGCGATAAATTATTTATATGTTGTGGATCATTTAAATTTCTATTACTTACGTAAACTGTAGTATAACCTACTTGTAAATTTCCAAATGATGCAGTTCTTACCCAAGAGGTTGAATCTGCTGAGGTAAAAGGAAATTGTTCTAATATTCTTAAAGAGGTCATACCAAATGCGTGCGTTTTAACATTTGGATTAGGACTTTCCTTTATCATTTTAAATACGATATTGAACCAATCAACCCAATCAGAACTACTAACTTCCTTATTACAAGAAATTCCAATATAATCAATATGTTGACCAACACAAGATTTATCTAAAACATCTTCTGGATAAACATAATCTAACATTTGTTTTAAATACTTAAAATCTTCACCTTGGTGGAAGATCGGTAATAACTTTTTAGGTGATTTTACCTTTTTTACCATATATAAATAGTTATTCCAACTATCTATTGGAGCTTGTGCTAATTGTTCTGGTGTTTTAGGCTTTCCTCATTCACCAGGAATTTTATCCACTTGAGCAAATACGGTAACTTGGTCATCTACTGAATTCATAAATTCAATATATTCATCTACATCAACTTCTTTACCTTTTGTATGAGCGGTATATGCACCTGAGTCAATAAATAATTTACTCTTACATTCAGGATGAGCTCTTTTATATTCAACTCATTCAATACATGCTTTACGCTCATTTAATTGAGATAACAATTGATCATAGCCAAGTTCTCTTTTTAAATCTGTTGATTCTTTATTAAAAGAACCAGCTGCATATAAATTAAACTTCATTTATTATTATTCTCCTTTCCGAACCATATATATAAATATACAATTAACAATAAAAAAATCCCTTATTTTTTAAAGGATTTTTTATATTTTTTTATAAGATATTTATAAGTTTTTCTCCAGTTAACCTTACCATATGATGATAATTCATCTATATAATAACTTGCAATTATTTTTCCAGTTTTGCCGTGAATATATTCTGAAGAATCCTTTAACATATATGGCATATTAAATTCTGTAATGCATCTATTATAGGCTTCATCATACTCTTCATCAATTCTAGATGACCATAAAATTAATTTAAATCCTTTTTGATGCAATTTATCCAAATATTTTTTAGCTTTTCTATCTAAAGGAGCTAACTCTGGATAAGGTTTATATTGAGTTATAGTATTATCATAATCAACTGCTATTAACCTACTATGGGCTTGAGCCCAATAATTTTTCTTATCCTCTTCGGTAATCATTTATTGCTCCTTTTTATTATGATATTTATAAATTTCTTTCATCACCTTTTTATATTCCCTTTTAGAGCCATTATATGTAAACATTTGAATATGTTCTCTATGAGCCCAATAACCATATAAATCATATTTCTTACATATTTCTTCAGGAATATAATTTTGTTTGAATGTAATACAAGGACCAATTTTATTACCTATTAAAGCATTTTCATCAACATATTTTAAAATTATCTTGCTATTATCTTCAATCTTTTTTCTTAACTTATCTATATTAAAATTATTTAATACCTTTAATAAGTGCTCTAATATAAATGTTGGAAATGTTGCAGGTCCTTGATTTTTATCTGCATATGTTTTATATCTAGCAAGATTTAAATATGACATCTCTGAATCATTTTTAAATAAATCCCAAGAATCTTTTCTAATTCCGACAACAGCTAAACCAATATAGGAACCAATTTGTTTATTTAAACTAGTAATAAATCCACGACAATTTTTTGGAAAATCTAAATATGGAAAACCACTAGTAGCATCAATAAAACAATCCTCATCGCTATAGAATGATTCAGATACTGATGTTTCATAATTACAATATAAATTTATTGCATCCTTACTTTTTTGATTAGTAGTTAATTTTCTATAATAATTACGATACATATCAGTCCATCTAGATTTAAATGTACCTTCCACTCCAATAATATTTAATGGAACCTGTAATGAATACATTAAGGATTCAATTCCAACAGTTGCTGACCCTGGAATAAACATTATATCATAATTTTCTAAATTAAATACTTCTTTAAATTTCTTTTGTACCTTTTCATAATATTCAAAAAATTGAATATCTCTATGTGAATAATTAATATTTACCTTATCCTTAAAATAGGTATTTGGTCCAAACATACTACTCCTCCAATCTTTTTTTAGAATTAGTAATAACGGTTCTTATTTCCTCATCTTCTTTAGGAGTTCTATAAATTTCTTTACTATCCATTTCTTCTTTTATATGTTCATTAAAATACTTTAAATTCTTTGCTAATACATCTTTATCAAATTCATACCCATTATATGCAAATGCAATGAATTTTCTAAAACATGACTTACAATTCCAACATTCTTCTAAATCTTCAGATGGATTATAACAACTTAAGGATTCCTTAAATGCTTTATCTATACTTCCACCTTCATCCATATACATTCTTAATAATTCTGCTTTTGTTTTATTTCTATAATCAGTAATTACTTTAATGTGCTTCCCATTTGGTACCCAATGTTGTGGACTATATAAATAATTTAATATATCCATTGCTTTATTAAAGAATGTTTCTGACTGATCTAAAGATCTATCTCCTGCTGTTGCCCCAACACAAATTTCTACATTATCGCTTAATGTTTCATTACAAGCAACCATAATTAAATATAAATTTCTTAAAGGAATGATTGCATCTTCTCTTTCATATTGACCAAGAGGAAAATCTACAATCTTAACATCATCCTTTAATAATTTAATTTTCTTAATTTCTTCCTCAGAATATTTAGTATGCATATCTACATAAATTCGTAAATCAGGCTTCCATAACTTATCAATAAGCCAACTATCCATTCCGCCACTATACAACATAACTTTAACTGTTTTATTCGCCATATTTTTATTCCTTTCAATATATTTAAATATACAATAGTTATAATTAAAAATCCTCCTTAATAGAAGGATTTTTAACCTTATTAACCAATAATTACTTTATTTTTCTTTTCCTTAAATACTCCAGATTTATATACAGTTGTTAAATTACCATTCTTTGTATTAGCACCACGGAATTTTTCACAACCATGAACTAATCCAATCATTTCAACCATAACATCTTCTGAACCACTAATTCTCTTAATAGTTGTTCCAATATAAGAACATAAATCTTCTTGTAACCAACCTCTACTAGCGCACCAATCTGCAAATCTTTGTAGTTTACTAATTCCAATTAAATTATCTTTTGGAATATATGTAATAGTTACTCTTGCATTTGGCTCTAATGAACTAAAAGGTAAGAAATGATGTGAACATACTGCAACAATATCAACCTGCTTACTAATTGGGTAATCAACAACTTCTCCTGTTTGACTACCATCATTAGGGAATACTGATAATGCAGGTTCCTTATTCCATCTACCACTTAATAATTCTGTAGTATCTTCAGGGTCATTTCCACACCACATTTTAGCAATACGACCAGGTGTTCCTTTACCTAATGCATTAATAGCAATATTAGGATCTTCTTGATCTACCTTCATTGCATCAAATGCTTGCATTAAATAATAATGAGTTAATTCTCTCATAATCCAATGAATTTCAGGTTTAAGACTATTACCTTTAACAAATTCATTTTCCTGGTCAATTAAATCTTTCTTATCTACTTTATAATTGGTTAACTTTTCATGAATATTTTCATTAGCTCTAAATACCGGTAAAACTAAATATGATTTTCAATTTTCTTCAAATGTATCTAAAGTTCCAAATTTCTTTTTATATGAATCCTTTAAGAATCCTAAAGCTTCTTCTGTTACATTAATCATTCTATATCTCCTTTTCTTATAATGAATTATACAATATAAATATAATTAATTAACATTCACATTCGCTACAAAGTGCGTTTTCTTCTGCAACTGTTTCAGCTTCTTTTTGTGCTTGTAATTCTGCCTCAGTATAAATATATCTATTAGGGATTTTAACTATATGTTCATATCCCTTATAATCTGAGAAAATACTCTTTTCAGCATAACATCCAGGAATTTCAACTAAATTTTCAGGACAAATTAAATAGTCTGCCTTAGATAATAATTGAATAGATGCACCTAGATACCAAATCTTTTCATCAACTTCCTTTGGAGGATTATCCTTTACAATAGTATTAATAAAATCAATATTATCTGCTTCAATATCATTGTCTACTAAATATGCTCTGGCAATTCTCTTCATCTTACGAATTGAATATTCAATGTCCTCTTTCTTTCTACCTCTCATAGGTACACTAATAAATACTTTAATCATAACTTATTTCCTTTCTATTTATTATTAGACATCTTTTTTTGTAGGCTCCCAGAAGAATTTATGAATTTGTAATTGAGCCTTAATATTTTTATCTGGATGAGCTAGAATATAATCAGGAATTCTATGCATTGTTACTTCACCAAAACAAGGACTTAAATAAATATTTGCTTTAGTTCCTGATTCATTAACAATCCAATCTAATTCTTTCCAATCATCTTCATCATCTGAAATTACCATTTTAACTAAATCATATTCAGAATATAAATTAAAGTTAGATTTAATCATCTGCTTAGTCATTTTAGAATGAGGTAACTTATAATCAGCAATGATGGTTACACCTTTTCTATCTCCAGTTGCTGGATTTACAGTTGGATTACCAAATTTATTTTTATAATCTGTATAATCAATTCCGCCATCAGTTTCAATACTTACATCATAGCCAGCATTTACAAATAATGGAATTAATTCATTCATCATAAAATCCTTATTTTCTTCCATTAAAGGTTCACCACCAGTTAAACAAATTGACTTTGCTCTATAATCTGTTTCAATTAATTCAACAGTTGCAAAAATTTGTCTTGCAGTCATCCATCTAAAAGGATCTTCCCAATCCTTTCTCTCAGGATAAACCTTTAACATATTTTCTTTTGACCAACACTCTTTAGTGTCACAAAATACACATCTTAAATTACATCCGAAAGTTCTAATAAATACGGTTGGTTTTCCAGCTAAACTCCCTTCACCATTAATACTTTCAAATATATTTATAAGTGCAATTTCATTAGCACCATTTTCATTTACTCTTATCATAGTTCAGTTTCCTTTCAATTATATGATAATATACAATTACTTATTTCCTCTTAACCATTTTCTATAAGCATTAATTTTAACGTTCTTGCCACCAAAACGTGTTTCATTTAACATTTTATGAATAGTTGTTTTACCATTTTCAATTAATCTTAATTGATTTCCACTTAATGTTAAATGCTGATTAGTAGTTTCATTATATAATTCATAATTATAAGCATTATGAACTCTTAATTTAATTTCTCTTCCATAAATCTTCTTATAGTCATTTTTTCTATAATAATGAACTACTTTAAATCCGTCATAAACTTTTCCTAAAAATTTACTTTTTAATTCCATATTAAATTTCCTTTCAATTATTTGATATATTATTATACATTATTTTCTAAACCAAGTAATTCGAGGGTCTCATATTTCTACATATAAACCATCTTTATATTCGTCCCAATACATTCAATCTTCACCTTTTCAAGATTCAGGTTCTTTAAAATCTTTTATAAATTCCTTATCAGGAACTAGATACATTTCACCTCGATAAACACTTTCAACAATAGCTGGTTGATCACAATACCAAACTTTTGTTCCTATTAAATTTTTATTCCAATCTATAGTATCAATATCTGCTGGTGAAGCTTTTGCTTCATATATAATTTTCATTGCATTTACGTATGCACCTTCTAAAGAGCTATTACAACCTTCATAAAATAATTCATCATTTCTTGTTATGTTATATTTTACACTAGTTCTAAAGCTATATTCATCTCATTTATATTTTAAATAAGAATCTTCCTTAATACTAAATCCTCATCTAACCTGCATGTTGTCTCTGTTACATGAAATTAAATTATCAATTATCTTATCTTCAGGACAATCTCTTTCACATATAAATCAGGTATCTTCTCTATATAAATATTTTTCTTTATCACTTTCCTTATAATTATCAAAATCAGGACCTAAATGATAACCAAAATACTCCTCGCCTTTAATAACAATATCTCAATTTAGTCTACTTAATTCTCCATTTTGTCATTTTAATCTTAATGGAGTATAACCGATATGTTTGTTTTCTTTTGTTTTTAAGTCTTCCATACTATTACCTATTCTTTATCAAATTCTCAAGGAAATACAATCCATCTATCTTCTTTATAAGCATAATAATAATCAGGTTTAACGATTGATCTTTCATGATAATACATTGTAGTAATATAATATTTATTAAATTGTGTATCATTATCAGTATAATGACATAATGTTCTACCACTATCTGCAATATCATCAATTATAATACAACCTTCTGTAGGTGCTAATAGAAGAGGAATATTCATTCTATAACTTAATAATGTTGCTAAAATTAATCCACCCCTTGGAATACCATAAACACCAGTAGGTTTAATTTTATTTGAATTAGCCCAGTTAACTACATTTTCGATATATAGTTCCATATCTTTCCAACTTACTAATACCTTTTCTACCATAATAATTCCTTTCAAATTTCCTTTATTTTTAATTTTTATATATTCTATATATAAATTATAATGTGTTAAATAAAAACCGAAATAACAAGAAGTTATTCGGTATATGTAACCTTATTATGTGATGTTTCTTCAACTGTTATAGCTAAAGACTCTACATCTAATCCTTCGGCATCAAATTTATCATACATAACATGATACCATAATTTTGCCATATATTCAGCAGTTGGATTTTCATCCCAAATAAATAATCTACTTCTATTTAAATCAATACCATTTTGTTTGAAATTCTCAATATATGCCTGAGTTAATGGATTATCAGGTGTTAAAATCATACTATGGTCATATTGATCAAAATATTCATGAATAATTTTCTTCATTTTCTTAAAATCTATAACCATTCCATTCTCATCTACTGCTCTTGTATTTAATGAAACAGTTACAAAATAATTGTGACCATGAATTATTGGAAATATACAATCTCCTAAATCATATCTTTCCTTTTCACCATCATTTTTTAAATCCCTGTAAACATTACCACAGCATAAACCGCTATATGCACCTCTGTATAAACAGTGAGCAATAGGTAATTCTATATTAGTTTCAATAGTATACATAATTTTACCTCTTTTCTTACTTATTATACAATTAATTATTTCCGGTACTTCCGAATCCACCATTTCTAGTTTCATTAGCTTCATCATCATCTGTAATGTAATATTTAGTAAAAATACCTTGAACTATTCTATCTCCTGCTGCAACTGTTAATGAATCGAATCCAGGAACAAGCTTAACCATTATGTGTCCCTCATTCTTTTCATTATTATAATAATCGCTGTCAATAATACCGATAGTATTTGCTAAATATGTACCTGATTTGAATCCAACACCACTTCTAGGTACAACTGTTAAAAACATATCACCAGGCATTTGAGCCTTAATACCGAGAGGAATTACAATAGGTTTCTGTGACCAACTAAACATACTGGGTAGTACATTATTAGAGGCAGATAACATAAACGACATAGGTGAATAAATATCATAACCAGCGGAATATTTAGAACCTCTTTTTGGTAATTTTATATTATCATATAATTTCTCAATATCGTCTTCTTTTACTAAAGGAAAGTATTCCTTCATATCTTTAATATATTGTTCTAAACTAACTTTTTCAAATTTAATCATCTTAGCACTCCTTAATAAAATATATTGCCTTAAAATAATCTCTGGCTTCCATTAGAACTTTTCCTAATAAATTTTGACCACTGCCATCTCTACCTGTTCCTCAAACATAGTCAAAAGGAGAATCTTCAACAATAGTTTGATTACCAGTAGAAAGTAAAATATTTCTTAAATCTTCATTTTGTGAATATTTTTGTATATTTATGGTTAACATAAAATTATATCTAACTGATGACCATTTTTCATCATTAAAATCCTTAACCTGTCTACCTAATTTTTTAATCTTCTTAGGTTCAGTTTCAGCCATAATCTTTTCCGCTGTTTCAACATCTTTAAAATATATTGCTTTTGCATACATAAATGCTTGTTCAGAGCAATTAAATTCTATTCCTTGCCACGTAAATTTACAAGGATGAAAATTACTGAAACAACCATATTTTTCTCTTTCTTTCCAAAATCCAATTACATTTTCCATTAAAATATTTCACCATTCTCTTCCTTAAATGTATCCTCTGACCATTCTTTTAAATCATAACCATTATCTTTAAACCATTTAATTATACAAGGTCTTTCAGCGCACTTACATTTTGAAGATTCATATACTATTAAACAAATAATAGGTTCACCTTCATAATTATTTATCTTTTTAACCTCGTTGGAAACTCTTTCAAATTCAACCATTAATTTATTAAAATCTTGTTTACATAAATATTCATAATATTTATCCATAAATTGACAATGTGGAACTTTATCTAAATAAGGACAAGGTTTAGCCTCGCCACATTTTTCAGTTAATGATTCAAAAACCTCATTAAAACAAGAAAAGGTCTCTTCCTTAATTCCATTAATAACATTATTATTATCTAAAAATATAGAACCTTTACTAACGTTATTATAAGAAAATATCCAATAAGGTCAAGAACCTGTTGTTGCAACAGGTATCATATTAGGCTTAAATAACCTAATATGATAAAAGTCTGTTATAAAAATTCTCATAATTAATCTTTATTATGTTCAGGATGATTATGTTGATTATATTTCTCCTTAAAGCCTCTTAATGCTAAATCAGTAACAAACTCATCAAATTCATCTACTGTAACACCCCAAGAATTACATAAATTTTGTAAACTATCTCTTCGACACTCTTTATAAATCATATAAGAGATATTATTAAAAGTTTTTTTATCCATACTTTATTCCTCCACTTTCTTTGATTTCTTTGTAGACTTTTTCCTAGGTTTTTCCTCTACCTCTTCTTCTTTTTCAACCTCAACATCTTCCTCTAGATCATCTCCGGATTCAGCTTCTGTTTTCTTTTCCTCTAACTTATCTAAAATATCTTCAGCCTTTTTAATTTCAATACCAAATGCTTTTGATACATTTTTCATATCGGTATTTCTTTCCTCAGTTACTAATAAGTCAATTCCATCATCAACACCAATAGTTGCTTCTGATGCAGCATCAATTGCTGTTACAATTCTTTCAAATGGATTCTTTCCTTGTGTTGCAAATAATGCGCCTTTTGCTACATCACTACCACTACCAATAGCTAAATATTCTTGAATTTCAGTTACTGATAAATCACACCAAATCATCCAAGCCTTATCCTTATATGCAAATAGGAAAGCATTTGGCATCATTACACAACCACCCTTAGCACCAGTTTCAGGATCTGTTGGAACGTCGCAAGGAACACCATTAGCATTTAATGTTGCACAAATTGTAGGTGCTAAACTTCTAATAACAAATTCAATTGAAGGTTCGGTAACTAAGGCATTTTTATCTATAATATCTGCATATTGGATAATTTGACTTGCTCTTGCTGAACCAACACCTCCCATTACTGCACCAGGTAATCCAGGAACCTCCCAAATTTTTGTACTTGAATGATCTTTATTATTACCATAAGATACTTGTTTGTCTGCTCCAAGAACAACTCTGTCCTTATCTTTAATTGCAATTACTAAACTCATATTATATAAAATCTCCTTTTCTGTTCATATATTAATTATACAATTTATACAAAAATAAAAGGACTTTTTAGTCCTTATTTTTATATCTTCTTTTCATTTTTTCGTTATAGTAATAAGTATTTTTTAAATATTCATTATCCGTTTGATTTGCATAAGCTATTTCATCTTTATTAAAGCAATGACTATCCCAATATGGGTGACTAGGATATACCGCTGAATGCTCTCTAGGAATTCTTGGGTCTAATAAAACACATTCTCTTACATTTTCAAAACAAATTCCTTGTTTAGTTAATCCTTCCCAAATACTTGTCCAGAAGCTAACATTATTTGCTAAATATGCATTTTCGGTTAACTTTGCAGCTTCTGCTTCTCTTCTTGTTACATATCTAAAAACATGTCTTGCATCAAATATTTCTTGATATATTTCTTGAACTTTTTGACAATCTTCTACATCTCCACCTAAAATAGTGAAATTATATGTAAAGTTATTACAATGTTGAGTAGCTCCGGCATGTTCGGGACTATGAATAATATGCTTTCCTGTTTGTAACTGTAAATAATCACAATATCCAATATTAGTTGTTGATTTAATTAGATATATGTCTGCATTAACTTCTTGAATAGCATCATAAACTAAATGGCAGTCTAATTCTCCAACTTTTTCATCATAAGGTGTTGGAACAGCTACTATTGCTAAATCATAATTAATATTTTTAACTTCCTCTAATGCTAATTCAAAGGTCATTGGAGTTTTATTAACAAAGGATTGATTTAAATCAATATTTCAGGAAAATATTTCTCTCTTAAAACATTATATTCTAATTGTCCTACAACTCCATAACCAACTATTATTATTCTTTTATTCATTATTTTACCACCTACTATTTATTATAAATATACAATAATTATACAAAATAAAAAGAGGTAATTAAACCTCTTTATTTTTCTTTGTATCTTTTAAGAATGGGATAGCATCTGATTTTACAATCCAACTTACTCCAAAGAAGAATAAGGCTATTGCTTCAACTATCCAAGTTAAATTATAAGGTGCTCAATCAAAGAAATTTAATAACATTAATAAGAATGCACCTATCATTCCAATACCACATATTCTATAAATAATATTTTTAATTTTCTTTTGCTTAGTCATTTCACCGTTTGATTTAGTAAATAGGAAGAATGACATAAATGCTAAAGTTCCAAAGAATCCAAAAGCACTTACACAATGGAAAATATTACTTATATTTGAAGGTAAATGTAATATACCTGTTTGTAAATCAGGATTTGGTAAATATGTCATTGGAAATAAACATATTAATATACCAAATATACCAGCAATAGTTGCTGTAATATCATCTATTTTTTCATATCCTTTGTAATTAATAAGTAATATTCCTGCACTACCTAAAACTACCATAAAGGTACCAACTGAAAATAAACTATAATAGGTAATAGATATTGATTGTGGTCATGATAAAGTTATCAATGCCACTAATCAAGGAAGTAACATTCCTAAAATACCTATCATAATTCTCATACGTTTAGTATCAACTGTTACATTAGTCATTGTAAATTCTCCTAATCATTTAATAAATCTGCTAATCTTGCCGTAGCAGAACGTTCTGTTTTAACTAAATGAACATAACCAAATAAAGCATTACCTTTTAATCTTTCAATCATTGTTTCAATACCTTTTGATTTTTCAAAAGCTACTTTATCTCTTTGTCTCAGATCGCAATCCATTCAAACAGCACTACCTTCTGCGGCTCTTGCAATAATTAATTGAATATGTTCTTTAGTTAAATTTTCAGCCTCAGAACACATAATTAAAGTATCTTCAAAGTTTCTTCCTCTTAAAGATTGTAATGGTTCAACTGTTAGTAAACCATCTTCAATCATTCTTTCAACTTCTTTTTCACCACAATGGTCAATAAAAGGTCCTAAAAATGGTTTTAATTTATCATTTATTTCACCTGGTAAAGCACCTAAATCTTTAGTATCCTTTACATCAACATTATTTCTAATCCACACAATTCTTTTAAATTTATGTGCTTTTAAGGCTTCTAATGCCGCCGATACTAAGATAAAAGTTTTACCTGAACCTCAAGTTCCTGTTAATAATTTAACTGTTACATTATCATTTTTCATTAAATCAAATGCACATTTTTGTTCATCATTTTTAGGAACTATGGTTTCTTTATCTTTGATTTTAATTGTGTTGTGTTTAAATCGTCTTAAATGATCTCCTTCCTTGCAATATGAGTCTATCAATTTACCATCAACGTAAACTAATAGGTATTCATTCTCTAATAAAGGGAATGGTTCCTTAGGTTCTTTTTCTACATATAATTCTGCTAATTCAGCATCTGTAGGGTTTCACACCTTCCAACCTAAATAATTGCTTAATTCTTTTTCATTATTCACTATTTAAACCCTCTTTACTACTATATTTTTATTATTAAATTTTACTTAATTTAGTGAAAATTTTAGTATGTTATATGTAACTCTCCTGTATGTATCGCTTCTTTAACTTGCTCAGGTAATAATTCACAATATTTACTAATTATTTGATTTTCTGCATCATTTTCTGCAACTTCTTTTTCTAATAGCTTCTTATAATCATTCTGAATAGAAACTGCATATTCATCCATATACCAAGCATCAACATTATAAGCATCTACACTCATTGGAACTACTGGTACATATTTTTTAGCAGATTCAATCATATCTTCACATAGATATTGAGCTGCTAATTCTGAATTTTCAACTGGTGCTTCAATTAAAATTTCATCGTGGACACAATTAATTAATTTTGCACCTAAATTCTTTAATCTTTGGTCATTATAAATCATTATTAGCGCTGATTTAGTTAATGTTGCTGCACCACCTTGTACTCTTGCATTTACACATTGTCTTTCAGCTTGTGAAATAAATCCACCATTATTTATAATTTCAATACCATTTTGTAATGCTTCTTGCTTAATTGCTTCATATTGTTTTCTAGACTTAATTTTAGATAATTTATCCTCATAAGTTCTAATTAATTTATCTGAAGTTGTTCTATTTTCACAACCAATAAATGGATTAAAATCTCCGTTTGCCATATTTTTATCTATATAGCTAATAGTATATTGTGGTAATTGAATATCAGGTAATCTTCTACGTCTACCGCCTACGTCTTCAACATATCCAGTTTTTCTACAATGCTCAATTGAAGCATCAATCCATTCCTTTACTTTAGGGAATGCTTTAAAGAACTTATCAATAATTTCTTGGGCTTCTTCCCTTGTTTTACCAATTTGCTCACCAACTGATGCGGCACCTCTACCATAAAGAAGCCCTAACAATATTGATTTCGCGGCTGTTCTTCTTTCCTTGCCGGCTTTATTTAAATGTGTTTTATAACCACATGTTACTTCTTGACCTTCAAATACAATCTTTGTTCCTTCAGGATAGAATTCCAAACAATCTTCATAAGGAACATTAAATGATTGAGAAGCAATAACTGAATATAGGTCTTGTTTATTTAAATATGCATTTAACATATTTTCATCTTGACTATAGTGAGCTACCAATCTTGGTTCTTGTGCACTGAAATCCGCTCCCACTATACGATATCCTGGTGTTCCTCTAAATAATAATCTAATACTTTTTTCATGGGATGGAATATTCTGGAAATTAACTGGGTCGGATGAACTTAATCTACCAGTTTGAGCACCATATTGATTAAAATGTGTTCTTACTCTTCCATCAGGCCATCTCTTTGCTAATTCAGGAATATTATCAATATATGTACTTAATAATTTGACACACTCACGTCTATCCAATATCAATTCACATAAATTTCTAAGAACTGAATTATCTGATTTCTTTGCTGCATCTACAATTGCTTTTAATTCTTCTTCACCTGTTGCCGTAGGTTTTTCTTCATTAACAATAGGTGCTTTTAGTATATCATATAATAATATTCCAAATTGTGTTGGAGATGCTAAACTTTCAGGTGTTAATTCCTCATCTAATTGTTCAATTTTAGATTTACTTAATTTATATCAAACACCATTTTCGTATTTCCATAAACTATCATCATAATTAGCACTTTTAACTGCATTAGCCCTCTGCTTCTCAGACTGCTTTTTCATCTGTTTATTTAAGGCATTTGGAGTTAATTTCCATTCATTAATAATATCCTTTACTGAATATAATAACTCTGTTATACTAGAGTCAATTTTAGTTAATCTATCATGGAATTTCTTACTTAATCTTTGTGCATATTCTTGATCTACATACATACCATTTAATTCCATTTCTGCTAAAACTGGAATTAAAGGGGTTTCAGTTTGTTCTGATAAATTTTCAATTGCCTCAAAATCTTTTGAAATTAAAATAGGTAATTGATACTCATTATATAATCTATAAGTCATTAATGAGTCTGTTGCGGCATATAGTGCAAATATTTCAGGATCTACATCTGCATATTCAACACCCTCAAATAAGTGATCAATAGAATATTTTTCTTGATCTGGATCTATTTTAGAGATATATTGTTGCTTTAATCCGGCACTAAATTCATTTTCATCAATTAGCTTTGCGGCAATCATAGTATCATAACTAATTGGAACATATATTCCACAAGTACAATCTATAACTTCACGGTCGAATTTACCATTATGAAATATATTATAAGTTTTAGCATTATTTAATAATTGTAAACCTTCTGCAATATCTCCTTCATTTAATTGTCAATCTAATCTTTCACCTGTTTGTCAATTTCTATGATTAACAGGAATATATGCTTGTTTAGCACCTGGATAATATAAACATAAGCCCATTAGTTTACAAGTAATAGGATCTAATGAATTATTGGTTTCCGTATCTATTGCAATTTTACCAATATTAATTGCACCTTGAATGTAATTGAAATATGATTGCTTGTCCTTAATTACAATAACATTTTGTTTTTGCTTACCTAAAACTCTTCCTACTTCTTCATTTATAAGATTTAATTTATCTCCTAAGGAAACAGTTTTACTTTTAATTGTTTTTTGAACAGTTTCTTTTGCCTCTTTAACTTTCTTAGGCTTAGCAATTTTTTCTAATGTTTTCTTAGTTTTTTCCTTTTTCTTTACGACAATTTCTTCCTCATCATCACCTCAAAGATTTTCTAAATCTGACATTTGAACGCTCCTTTCATATATTAATTTATACAATTATTGTAAAATAAAAACAGAGATGGTGTCTCCGTTTTAAACATCTTAACTAATATTTTATTATTAGAACTTATATCTTGTTACGCCACTATTTGTAGTTGTTTGAGTAGGTTGACTTTGTGGTGTAGTATTTACTGTTGGTTGAACTGTTGGTTGAGGTTGAACATTAGTTGTTTGTCCATATTGTGGATTATAATATTGATTTACAACTTGCTCAGCTGTTTTAACTTCCTGATTTTGTAGACCTAATGCTGCGTCAACCTTTGGATCTTCTTCAACCTTAAACTCTTGATGCTTTTCTGCCTCAGGTTGTGGATTAACAATTGCATTATATTGATCAATGCTCTTAGATAAAATTCTAGTTGCATCGATACCTTCTAAACAACTGAAATCCTTTTGTGAATAAATAGGTTTAGAATATACTGGACTTTGCATATTTACAGGCATAATATTATATCTTGTTTCTGTACCCTTACCAGTCTTAATAATCTTAAATAAGTAATTACTTAAATCACCATACTCATTCATTAAATTAGTTAAGTCAATATCTGCAAAACCGGAAGGTCTTTCCCAAATAGTTGCACATAATTCAGCACCATCTGCTGTTGGATTATAAACTACGAACTTTGCATAAAACTTTAACTTTCTCTTCTTTACTGCCTCATCTGTTGAATTACATAATGGACATTTGTCATCTCCAGTACATCTTACTGACTTACCAAATTTATCGCCAGGGAATACACCAATTACATTGTGAACTGTTTCAAATGTAATATCTGACTTAGATGTGTATGGGAATCTTACTACTACTTGATCTCCATCCTTTGCTAATCACTCATTCATGAAATGAACGGGTTTTCTTTCTCCTTGATTGTTGCCAGATGCTTGTCTAGCTGCTTGTTGCTTCTTGTAATCTTCATAACTTACATTAGCCATTTTTTTAATCTCCTTTTTCTTTCTCTTTTTATTTTAAGCCTACTATGAGGTCTTATTATATTATACAATCTTTTTATTTAAAATTTTGTTCGAAGTGATTCAGTTATTAAGGTTTCCACTTGGTCATAACTTAAATCATTAATATCTTTTCCTCTAGGAATTTTTATAATATTTACCATAACATCTTTACGTATATTTGATAAGAATTCTCTTATACCTTTATCTCCTGCGGCATCTCCATCAAAACATAAATTATAAACTCTTATATTAGATTTATTAAGTATCTCATATTGATAATCACTACCAGTTCCAAATAATGCAACAGCTGGTAATTGATGAGTTCATAAAGTTAATGCATTTATTTGACTTTCACATATATAACATTCTTGAATATTATGTTTTAATAAATAATATAATAAATATACAGGTTTTTGTTTCTCTTTATCAATTATAAATGTTTTATCTTTAACACTTCTTCTAGTTAACATCCATAATTTACCTTTTTCATCTCTTACTGGAAATACTAAGCATTCTGTTTTTGGATCATATTTAATTTCAAATTCCTTAATAACTTCTTTTGTTAATTTTCTTTGAAGCATATAAGGATGGAAATCTTCAAAATTATTTAATATGGATTCATTTAAATACTTCTTCTTTTCCTTATTTAATATTATTGGTTCTAATTCAATAATTTCACCAGATTCAACTGTGGCATAGTTTTCTAATAACCATTCCTCAGCTCATTCATAACTTTTATCAAAACATTCGGATACAAATTTAATAAAATCGCCCTTAAATCCACATGCAAAACAGTTAACTGTTCCATAAGCAACTATTAATTCTCCACGAGAATCTTTTAATGTTGGTCCAATATATACAGTACAGTCTGCATCCTTTTCCAAACCATTTTTATGATGTGGGCAAGTTAATCTTATATTATTATCCTTTGGTTTATTTATTTCTCTTAGCTTACCATTATGAAGTTGTCTTTTAATATCGTGAATTATATCCAATAAAGGGGTATAAATACGCTTTCTTCGAACTTCAATATATTCATTCATTAGAATACCTCATCATCGGAATATCCGGTATTTTCTACCTCTGCAGTGGTATTAGAATCATTGCCTTCCGCCTCAGGAATGTATTGAAAATTACCTGTATTAAGATCTACCTTATAAGATATAACCTTACCATTTTCAGTATCTCTTGATTTTACTAAATGTAATTTAAATAAATCTGCTTTTCTTTCAATAAATATAATTACAGTAGCATCTTGTGCAATTTTATCAGATTGTGCTAATTGAGTTGTATCAAAATCTTTACCTTCTACTGTACTTCTATTTTGCTGACATACACTTATAATTGGAATTTGCTTTATTGTTTGTAACAATTTTAAATCTGTTGAAATATTTGAGGCTCTTTCAACTGGATTTTTAGCTTTTCTATCATCTGCTAATAATGAATGTTGGTCAATATATAATACATCTAAATTATACTTTTCAACAAATGCTCTTAATGCCGACACACCTGCCGCACCGTTTATATCCTTTGGTGTTAATACATATAATGTTAAATTCTTTTCCTTCATTTCATCTAGGAATCTTTTATATTCATTCTTAACACTTGCACCACCGTGAATTAATGCACCATTAGATAAATGACCTATTAAAGTATCTGCTCTATAACCAACTTTATTTGCAGACATTTCACCAGAATAAATACCAACTCGTTTACCCTGTAATGCAGCTGCTGTTGCTGATTTAATTAAGAACCAAGATTTACCTATACCTGTTCTAGCTACAATAGTTGCTAATTCTTCTTTAACATCTCATCCACCAATAACATTATCTATTTCTTTAAAGCCTGTTGTTATGAAATACTTATCATAATTTTCCATTCTTTCTAGATAAGCATCATATCTACTAGTATCCTCAAATAAGTTGACACAATTTAAACTAATTGCTTGTGATGACTTTTCAGCTGTTTCTTTAACTAACATTAATGCCTTTTCAATAGCATCTTTATCACCACTCATTAATAATGGTCTTAATTGATTATAATTATTAGTTAAATCTCTTCTAATCTTATCATTATATAATTCTTCTAATAAATAAGTTGTTGGTTCATTTACCTCAATAACGTCAAAATCTTCAAATTTAGAAGTAAATGTTTCAATATCAGGCAAACAACCATATTTATCTAAATGTTCCTTTATAAAATAGAATTCAGGAATATACTCAGGGAAATAATCTGCATTTAAATTATTTAATGTAATTATTGATGAATCTTTATCCTGTAATATCTTATTTAATGTTTGTAACTGTACCATTTAATCACTCCTTATTCTACATTTAGATAGCGTTTATCTCCACCTCTAAATTGAATACATTCTGAGGCATTTGCAATTCTACTACCTAATCTAATATCTAATAAATTTCCTAATTGTTCAGGTAATATATTTGATGTATAAATATTTGACTTACCTTTATTTATTCTTGTATCTATGATACTTAATAAATGTGATATTTCAAATTCTGTACCTACCTTATTACCTATATCATCCCATATAACTAAATCACAATCTAATACATTTTCATTTATATGTTTATAATATTCATTAGGTTCATTTATATTTGCTTTTAATGCTAATAAGAAACTTGGTACATTAATAAATAAAGCTTTACATTCTAATTTAGATTTTAGCCAAATCTTTTTAAAATAACTCTGAACTAATCTAATAGCTCAAGAAGTTTTACCATTACCTGCTTGCGTACTATAAATATACAAGTTGTCTCCATTATTTACAAACTCCAAAATATTATTTTGAATATCTGCTAATTTTTGGAATTCAGGTCTATCTGTACCATCAGCATCAGTGACTAATGATTGTTTATTTCTTTTGTTTTCAGGAATACCTGCTTCATCAAATAAATAAGTTAATTTATATTGAATCAAACAACCATTTTCATCATTACAGTGAAGTTGTTTACATTCATCTTTTAATCAACATTTATTTTCATTCATTTTCTCACCTCAATATTATATAATAATATACAAGTTGAACAAAATAAAAAGATGAGTCTAGGTTATGAAAGGAAAAGTTTACCCAAACTCATCTAATTAATTTAGTGGTTTCTTATGAACCGGATTTTCGATTTGTTTGTCAATAGCTTCTCTATGTATATTAGGTATATCCTTCAATATACCAGAAATAATAATTTTCTTTAGATTTATTGGCTCATAATTAACCCATTCTGAGCAAAGATTTAAATAATAATTGTTATTATCTTTACAATATTTCAATTGTTCATCAAAATAATTTTCAGGTTTAATTTCCTTTCCATTTATTAAATCTTTCATTAATTGACAGTTATGGTCATGTCCATGAATATTTAAACAATATTTAGAGTCATAAGGTTCGTGACTTAAAACTATATCTTCCCTAATAGAGCAAATACCAGGCCATACTTCATCAAATAATCTATTATCTACTAATTTTTCTTCAAGTTTATGTTTTTCAAAATTAAAAGAAGCCTTAATATATTCTCCTCTTTGATAATTAGATTTACCTTGATCATGGTTACCCATAATTAATACCTTATAACCTGCTTTTAATTTTTTAATAGGTTCAATATCACCAATATCACCTAATATAATTAATAAATCATTTTTATGACAAACTTTATTTATTTTTGCAACCTGTTCTTCAATACTAGGAGTTTTAATGCCAGTATTCTTTTCTCTATAATCATTTCCATTTATGGTATCAGTTACTACATCTCCAAAATGGGTATCGCTAATTATAAAGATATTATCATACTTTTCCCAGTGTTTAAAACAAGGATTTAGATTAAATTTTGGCATTTTATTACTCCTTTCTAAGAATTTGTTACATCATTTTTATGTTTTTCTCATTCCTCAGGACATAAAGTCACAGTTTCAATAAGTGGATAAGGTTTCTTATATTCTAATAAACCATTTTGGTCATAACACTTACCATCCTCATCTATAATAAATACATTTATTTTATTAGATAAAGCTGTGGTTGCGTCAATTGCAATTAAATTTTTACCATAATATAAATCATGAAACTCTCTATTTAAATAACGTTTATTAAATTCTGAACAACGATAATGTCCACAAACTAAAACTTTACCGTTTTCCACTTCATTATTAAATAAACCAGCATCAAAGAATTTATATGGACAACCCCAAGAAGCTGCTTCCCATTCTTCATTACTACTATTACGCCAATCTTCTTTAAATTCAAAGTATTGAACCCAACCATAGTATAAACAATAATCCTCACTTAATGAGCGTTCTCCAACATATGTCAATGGTATAAATGAGTGAACAAAGATATATTTATCTAATTCATAATAATTTACCCATTGTTTAGATTGTAACCATTTAGTAATTTCTGATTCTCTAACTTTTTTCTTAATATCTCTCCATAAATCTAAATATTTAGGGTCCATATCATACTTATCTCCAAACATTGAAGATAAACCTTGACTATCTGCAGTCCTTAAATCATAAACTACATCCAAATCATAACCTGCTATTTGTGCAAAGGTTATAACTGTTCCATTACTGAAATCATGTGGATCTGGATAGTATTTAGTTAATAAATCAAAATATAAACTTTCATGATTACCTTTAATTAAAATACAACGCTTTTTAGGAATTGATTTTAGATAGTTATATACCTTGATAGTATCTAATCCTCTATCAAAAACGTCACCACAAACAATTAAGGTATGATTTTTATTTCTTTTATTGAATCCACATTTCTTTAATGTTTTTTCTAATAGATTTCCAAATGAATGCAGATCTGATACTACGAAATACTTCATTTTATCACTCCTATAACAAACTTAATTTATAATCTAAATATGCCTCTATATCACAATGCTCTGAATCAGTTAATTGTTTATTTTCCCACATATTCATAGCACACTCTTTTAATTCTAATAAGGCATCAACATTATTAAAATCTTCTTCTAATAATTTAATAAAGAATTTATTTAAATTCTTTTCTATTTCAGGCATTTGCTCATATACTCAATCAGGTTTTTTAATTGTGCTCATTCCATAATACCTCTTTTAGCAATTCAAATTCTTCTTGAGTAAGAATACTTTCATCATCTACCCATCTATTATACTCAACTAAATTATTGGAAATTTTTAAATTAGATATTAATACATTTTTCTTCTTAATAATTTCAAATGCCTCTAATTTCTTTTCATCTTCCATTAAATAAGATTCTAGTTCCTTCAAATCCTTAATTTTTGCTTCATCCTTATCCATATAATCATAATAAGGATTACGGTCTTCATCAAATTCATACATAGACCATTTAGCAGCGTCTACATGTAATTCCTCTATATCTTTTTCTAAATGTTTTATTCTTTCTCTAATTATTTCTAAAACTTTACTCATTATTTATTCCTCTATTTCGGTAAATGACTTTTCTGTATAATGATTATTTTCAATTAAATATTTTTTACAATCTTCACAAACAAATTCAATATAACCTTTTGTTACATACTTTGCTGCTTTACCACAATTAATACATACATTTTCAGACATCATTTCATATTTATAAATTATTTCAGCAATTTTGGAACTAGCTGGATAACCATTATCATACCATCTTAAAGAACCATATTTTTCCTTAATATCGGTAATTCTATAATCATTTAAATAATCACATTTAATTAATTCTTCTTTAATTTCCTTACACATTTCTAAACCAAATGCTTTCCTTCAACCATAAGGCATAGCATCTAATTCGGTATAAGTGTAATCATAGTTAGGGTCAACTTGTCCACTTCATCTATTTCTAGGTAATAAAAAAGGAAATTCCTCAATTAACTTTTTATTTTCCTTTACCTGTCTTCTTTCTTTAATTAATTCAGCTAATTTCATTTAATCACCCCAACTATCATAATATTTTGCAATTAAACCAAAATATTTTCTAATATCCTTTTGTCTAGCTTTAGCATCTGCTATTAGCATTTTATGAAATATATCTTGGTTTTCTTCTTCACTTAAACCATTAGTATATTCTGAGGTATAGGCGGTAAGTATATCTTTATCGTTTAAATTATTATCTCTTAACCAATCATTTATCTTTCTAGTATCTTTATCCTTAATATAATTAATTAATCTTTGATTTGCTTCATCACTTAATTTATAGTCATCAAAATTAAATTTTTCTACAAGGTCATCAAATATATCACTATTATATAACTTAGCAACTAAATTCTTATCCTTTAAAGTACCTTTATAAATTAAGGTGATTGGAACAGTATTTTCTCTTAACCATTTATGTGACTCATTACTATATTCGTCTGCTAATATCTTATAACCTAGATCAATAGCCTCAGTCATTTGCTTAACCTGTCTTTTTATAGACCTTTTAGTTAAATAGGTATAGTTTTGTACCCAATCTCTCATTTCAATTATTTTTAATTGATTTAGTTCAATTAAACCATACCAAGGAACTTGTCTTTTCATAAAATATTCCCACGGACCTTTATTATAATACTGAGAACGCCTTTTATCATATCCAATTAATTTATCCGCTTCCTTTTGTAATAGGTTTACTGTATTTTCATTTGGATAACTTTTAGACATACTAATCACCACCTTATTTATAAAATATACAATTACTTAAATGTTTTAGCCTTTTCACACGGAAACATTTCTGTGCATTTATTGTTTCTATATTCGCATAAAGGAACTAATAATCCTTCAAATTCAGGATATTTTTCAAGAACTAATCTGCACATTTCTCTTACAACTTTTCTAGTTTCTAAACTTGCTTGATTACATAAACGCTTATGCGATATTGTCATTAATTCCTCTGCATTCATATCCCATATCATATTAACAGGTGCATCTTGCGGTGCCTTATTTCTATCATAATCTTTTTGTCTATCATTTCTTTGTGACTTAACATATGGTTGTGCGTGTATATGTCTACATAAATGAGTAGCAACCCAAGAAGGGATATTTTCTAAAAAGAAACTAAAATGTAATCTTCTAATAGGACTATGTTCTGCTTGTAAGATTTTCTTCTTCCATTCAAAATCAGGTGCATTTTTAACATTTAATCCTACTGTAACTAATGCTCTTCTTTTAACTTCCAACCAATCTTGTTCAGTTGGACTTTCAATCATACTAATTTTTACTTCATTACTCATATAAATCTTCTAAATACTCCATTCTATACATAATAACTGGTTTATAAGGATCACTATTATAATCTAACGCTGGAATAGTATTATATTCAATCCACTCAATCGCTGTATCCTCACTACAATTTTCATCTTCCATAAATTCTTTAACCATTCTAGCATAATCATATAAAAATTGTCCGGTATTAGTCATTCCCATTATGGATTTATCATATGCGTGATCCTCAAATAATTGTGGTTTATGAGGTTCGTCCTTAAACATTCTTTCCAATCTTTCTCTAAACTCTTTATCAATCATTATAATAATTTCACTCCTGAAGAAACCATATTAATTTTAGCTTTTTCTTGTTCTAATTCTTTAGCTTTATTAAGATACCAATCTGACTTTGCTAAATCCTGTTTGATATCATCCTTATTTCCAGCTCTATATCTATACTTCCAAGCATTACATTTACAAAAATCTATAACAGCGTCAATACCAAATACCACAACCATTTCATCAATACATTCCATTGGATGTGTTTTATAATGGTCCGGATGGTTTACGTTCTTTTCCATTTCTTTGTTCTCTAATTTAATATCTTCCATATTATTCACTCTTATCTTTCTTTAACCACCAAGTATGTTTGTAATCCTTTAAAACTTCAATTCGAGTAATTACTGTTTTAGTAACACTTGAATAATATTCAATATAAGGTAAGGTACTAGGTTCAATGCCAACTAATTTAATTTGCATTCTATTACCATCAGCATCATAAAAATAACCTTGTTTTCTTAACTTAATAATAACTTCAAAATCACAGCCAAACATATCCTCAATCTCTTCATATCTGGCACATTTCTTATATAAACCAGCTACAAAATCGGAACTATAAGTGAAAGTTCCTTTTGGCATTATTTTACGTTTTTTATTAATTCTTAAATTTATATTAGATTTTCCTAGTATTTGTCTTTTATCCATACTAATCCAACCATCCTATAATTAAAACAATTAGAAAAACTATTAGTGATAAACCAATAGTTATTGCAGGACCAATCCATAAAGGAAACCAAACCCAAAACCAAGAAAATGATTCAGGTAATACCTCACATAACTTTAATACTAGGAATACAATCCAAACAATAAAACCAATACCGCTTAGAGTCATTCCACCTTTACTGCTTTCGTTCATTTTCATACTCCTCTCTTATGGGGTCTACATACTTAGCCCAGTTTAAACCATATTTTCTATAACTTGTCGATAAATGGCATTTTAAAAATCTTTCTACCCATTCAGGATCTTGTTCTGACATTTCATCACATTCATGAATAATCTTCAAATACCAATACAATTCGGCACCTAGTAATTTACTATCTTCATTCTCAACCTTTTTAGAATCTTTCCAAGCTTCCAATGGTCTCATATGGTAATTAATTAATACAATCATTTTATATTTATCTTGCTCTGTAAATTCATTAATAGGACCTAAAAAATTGTGGTCTCTAAATCCATCAAAATTAATACCCATTGCTAAATAGGCGCCGACATTTGCGTGTTGGTAGAAATGAGCTTCATCGGTCTTTTCACCTTTTCTATTAATAAAAGTTTTACAAATCTTCTTACCTAAATCATGATATAAAATAGCATATTTTAAATAGATAGGAAAAGTCTGTGCTTCAAATTTAACTTCAAAATAATCCAACGCACAATACATATGGAGATCTACATCCATATTATGCCAATGGTTATCGTGTGGTACTGGTCCTACAATGTCATTAACAGCTGTCAAATAAGGAATATTAGGTTGAGTAGTATATTTAATTTCAATAACATTCCAACCTTCATTATAAACAGGAATTTCAAAGTTCTTTAACATTCTATAAATTGCTTCCTCTGGAACTTTTCTATCTCTATTTGCATTTCGCTTTAAACATTCTTTTAAATCAGTATAAACTACAAAACAATATTTATTAAAATCAACCTTAACTTTTTTATTTAATTCTTTTAATAAATTAATTCTTTTCTTTCTATTAATGTTTGTAGCATCATAGATAACGTCAAAACCATCATTTAAATTTTGAATAGTTCTATCAAACATTATTTTAAATACTTGTTCAGGATTATCTTGGCAATTTTCATCACCATATAACTCTCCTCTAATACTGTCGGAAGACAATATTACAGCGTCGGGTCTCTTTCTCTTATAACCACTTACTAAAAAATGTGTACTTTTTAATTTTTCTGCTAAAGTCGATTTACCACAACCAGGTAATCCAACTAACATTAAAAATGTTGGCATAATATCATCTCCTATCTTTAATATATACAATTAATGTAATTTTGCTACTAATTGTTTAGCATTTGCTAATAAAAATTCCTTTTTATTTTCAAGTTTACCCTCAACTACATCATTTAAATAACCTTCTAAAATATCTTTAATAACAGGTCCTGGTTCTAATCCTAATTCAATTAAATCATTACCATTAATTGCTAATTGTTTTAAGGAATAACAACCATAATTTAATACATCTTCAAATTCTTTATGAATTGTTTCTACTTGTTCATCATTAATAGTTCCAATAGCATACGCAAATTTTACTGCCTGAGACATAATATATCTGCAATATTGCTCATTATCGTTATGTTTTAATTCCTTTAATGACTTAGTAATTAAATATTTAATATTAGTATCATTAATAATTCGTAACTTCTCATTATGTGTAATACAAATATCTCTTATCTTATCTTTATCTTCGTTTGACAAAACTAGATAACAAAATAAAACGTTTCTACCACTTAATCTATTAAAAAGTAATGAATAGGATAAAACATAATCTCTATCCTTTAAAATAGGATTATTAAAGATTCTATAAATAGAACCAGATGAATTAAGATAAACAGGTTTTTCAAAAGGTAAAACTTGTTCTAAAATATTATAAACTAATACATTTAGCAATAATCTAGCAAATCCTTTACCACAAACTAATTTATTACATTCTATAGTTTTACGCTCTTTTGCAATGTGAATTAATTCAAACGCTAATTCACTTGCGGTTATTAAGGTATCCATATCAATATCAAAATCTAATACTGATGCAAATCTAACCATTCTTAAAATTCTTAATGCGTCTTCTTCAAAACGTTTTCTAGGTTCACCTACAGCCTTAATTAATTTATGTTCTAAATCATTTATACCACCAAAATAATCTATAACATATTTACCATCATATACTAAGGCATTAATAGTGAAGTCTCTTCTTGATAAATCTTGCTGAAGGTTACTTGTAAATACAACCTCATCTGGATGTCTGTGGTCAGTATATTCACCATCTAAACGATAAGTTGTAATTTCATAATTTTCATTATTATATCTAACTGTTATGGTTCCGTGCTTTTCACCATTATTGTTAATTAATGCATAACCCTTAAATACCTCCCTGATTTGTTCAGGGGTTGCATTTGTGGTAATGTCATAATCTTTAGGAGTTTTATTTAATAATAAATCTCTAACACATCCTCCTACAATATATGCCTCATATTTAGTATGTAATTTATTTAATAAATCCTTAACATTTTGTGGAATATTAAAATCATATTTATATTTTCCAATCATATTATCACCTCTATATTAAAATATACAATAAAAAAGAAGGTATATTTACTACCATCTTTAATATTTTTTAATATTTTTTATAATAAATTAGATGCTTCTAAGATTTGTTTCCATTTACTTGGCATTAATCTATTAAATGTATCATCTAATTTATCATATCTAAATAAGAATTGTTGGTAATGTTTTGGATATGTTTTTACTACTTCCGCATATTCTTTTCTGCTATTATAAGTTTCAGGTTTTAGTTCCTTGATTATAAATTTAATTTTTAATCTAAATAATAACATATTAGTTTTTATTTTATTAACTCTTTCAGTGCAACTTGGAACATAAGCTAAAAATTCATCTTCCTCGCCTTGTAATACTAAATCAATTAATTTTAAATCTGAAACAACTCCACCATTACCTAATCTATGAGCCTTAACATATACGAAGGATTTTACCTTAACTCTATTAAAATTATCATCACATACAACAAATCCTTCATTTAAAATATTATTATCTGGATTTAATTCATTTGCGGCTTTAACAACATCTTCATAGCTAGTTAATTTATATCTTTTTGGAGTAGGTATCATTTCCCATAGTTTTTCTAATACACCATCTACACCGTGCATATTTATTCTATCTACAAAGAATTCTTCATTAGTTTCATTATCCCTAATACCTAATAAATAAATTTTAAATTCATTATAATCAATAACAACTCTGTTATAAGGAGAAACCATTTCAAAGATATAAGTTCCTAAGGTACATAAACTTCCAAAAAAGTCATGTTCATCAATACCCATTTTATGTAAACATTCAATAAATAATTTACCATAAGAATCTAAATTCTTATCTTCACACTCTAATGGTGCTTTAAATGCGTCAATAACTCCGTTTGTAGATATATTCCAACCATTATCATACCAAACTTTCATTATAGAACCATCTACTTTTTCTTGGACAGATGCTGTATTCCAATCTATCTTATCTAAATCAGAATTTGGTTCCTCTGCATTCATAAATTTATCAAATGCGTGACAAACGCATTTCCAATCTGATTCTCTAAATATAATACCTCTAGCTTCCCTAACTTCTGGAATTGAGAAGTCAGAACTTAATTGATTATATTTAAACATAATATAACCATTATCTCTTGAAATCTTTAAATTATAAGGGTCTTTTGTTAATAATTCTTCCCAATTATTATGTTCTTTAATAAATTTTAATAATTTTAATTCTTTCATATTTCCTCCTATTTATAGGTAACGATTGGGTCATCGCTTAAATTTTCAAGAGCCTCAGCTACCCATTGTTGTGGATTATTTATTTCATCTCTAAAAATATCTGCAGTCTTAAACCAATCTCTAATATTAATAATTTCCTCTCTACTTATTCTTTGTCCACTATATACAATATCAATATATTCAGGATATTCATCTTCATTATCAAAAACTAGATATAAAGTTGTATAAGGACAAGCATCTCCAATAATATTTAAATCCATATAGTCTAAACAAGTATATTCTTTACCTTTTATTTCAACTACATCTCTTACTTCCCAATCACAATCACCAAACATTAATGAGCCACCGTTATCGCCATAAATGAAATAATCATCTCCATATAAATCAACTATATCTAGTCCATCTTTATAATCATTAATTATATCAATACATTCTGCCTTATTATTCATCCAAAATTGAACACATAAGGTTCCAGTTTTAACGGTATTTAAAAATTCCTTTGCACCTATTAGTCTCATATTAACTATTCCTCCTTTAATTTATAATTATTTAATAAATCTATATCTTCCTTATCTGCATATCTTACAAAATTTAATTTTTCTAATGGCGTCCAAGCAAATGAATTACCATCTTCTAAACAGCATAAGGAACATTCATCGCCTAACATTGAAGTAATTGCAAATAATCCTGACCTAGACTCATCTGCAAAATTAACTATTTTTATTTTATCTTCTACTTTAAATAAATGACAATGTTCGTAGTGAGGTAAGTGCTTTTTTAAGCTAATACCTTCTACATAACCTAAAACCCACCACCAATCTGTATTAGTGGCTGATACCATTATAGTGTTACTATCTCCATAAGCGAATACTAAGTTAAAGTCTTTTTTATCAAGCCATTCTTTTAAATGGTCTAATAATTCTTCTAACTTATTACATTTAAATACTTCACCACCATCACCATCATTAATAAATGCCGGTACGTGTTGTTTATAAGTTATCATTCTACTCACCTCTATTTTACATTAATTATACAATAAAAAAGGATTATTAACACCTAATAATCCTTAATTTTCAATATAAAATTGCTTCTATTTTTAATTTTTAAATACTTAATATATAAATTATTATATATTAAAAACAAACCGTTTTAAACGGAAATTTTACATACTTTCATGTATGGTACGTCTAATTACATCATCTTGTTGCTCTTTTGTAAGCTTAATAAAATTAACAGCATAACCACTAACTCTAATAGTTAATTGAGGATACTTTTCAGGATGAGCTTGAGCATCTAATAATAACTCTCTATCAAAAACGTTTACATTTAAATGATACCCTCCGTCATCGACATAGGTATCTAACATTTGTACTAAATTATCTACTCTTTCTGACATTGTCCTTACCTCCAAGAATATAATTATTTTAGTAAACAAAAAGCCGAACTAAATCGGCTTTTATCTTTTTACCTCAGAAATTCTAAATTCTATTTACTTATTAAAACCAAAAACTATTCCAGAAGTTATTGAATCTTTGTCTAGCTTCTTCCATTTCCTTGAAATAGTCTTCAATGGTTTTTTGCTTTACTTCCTCAATTTGGAATTCAACATTATCGCCATCATATTTATATGTTAGATGATAGCCATTATGCTTTTTTGAGAAATCATCTAACTCTTTTCTATATGCCTCATAAGCTTCTTGCTCTGCTTGTTTTAATTCGGCACGCTTTTCATTATTTTCCTTTACAAGTTTTAAATAATTATTTACTGCCCCATTAATGTTAGCTAACTCTTGCTTCTTTTCCGCTAATGCTAATTCTTTCTTTTCTTTATTAGTATTAACCTCTTGTTCTGCTTTTTCAAGCTCCTTAACGTCGGTAAATTTCTTACCTTCTAATTCCTTTAATTCTGATTCATAATATGTTTTCATTTTCTAACTCTCCTTTTAATTATAATATCATATTTTGGAATCCTATTTCCAATAAATTTGATATCAATGATAACATAACTGAGGTGCTTATGCACGTTGATATTAAATTGTTTGACTGCTATCTACCATACCTTACTAACTAATGCTTTATTTTACTAGTCGCCTTCGCTACTAGCTTTCAACATATAGTCCTTCACAGTCCATTAAATTACAGTATTAAACGTATTTGTTGTTCTGTAACTTTCTTCTATCATGCTTTTAAAAAATTTTTCTTTATAGACATTAATAGATTTGCTGTACGCGACTTATGCAATTTTATTTAAAGAGGTTTGCCAACCACTTTTTATTTCTTACATATTATATATACAATATTTTTTTTACAAATAATTTAGTATTTTAAAATTTTCTATTATTCACTTAAAATGATAACAATTTCATAATTTCCGTTAGAAGGTAAGGTACTTTCAGGTGTATTTTTATTTTCTATCATTCTTCTACAATCAGTAAGCATATCTAATAATGAGCCTGCTCTAGAATAATCTTCATTTTCTAATCACGTTTCTGCTTCTTCCATTGCATCAGTGAAGTTCTCAAATTCCAAATAAGTATTACAATTCCTTCTACAAATCCTTAAATCCTCTAATCTGTCCTTAACCTTATTAATTACGGCATAATCCTTATCCTTATATTCCTTTAATCTATTACAAATATTAGATAATTCACGAAATTGTTCTTTATCACTTATATCAAATATTAAGGAATATCTATCGCTTAATTCAATTCCTTCTAATTTGTCCTCATCAACATCAGGTAAATTACATCTTCTATCATAAACTAAACTAGCAATATAATTTGTAGCATCATCTCTACCACAAACATAATCTTCATCCATAACTTGAAAGTTTCTACTTCTATCTCTTATTTGAACGATTAATTCTCTACCCATTATTCGTTACCTTCCTTATCTAACCCAAATTCTTTTATTAATCTATCATTCTCTTCCTTATTAATTCATCTACCATAACTAGTTTTAATCCAACCAGGATTTTCTTTTAACCATTCTTCAACTCTTTCCTTACCTTCTTCCATCGATTCTACCCATTCAAAATGGTTGTCTGGAAATTCATATTCAAACATAACACGTTCATCCTCACCAACTGCTCTAAAATGAGGTTCTGTATCATATCTATCATAATTACTTTGAAGTCATTCTATTTCAATAACATCATCATAACCAGCTGGTTTTACTACAATTTCAATATAACTATTTTCACTATTTTTATTATATTCCATTAAATAGTTTAAGAGTTTAAGATGTAAACCTTTTTCTTGGTCTTTAACATCAAATCTCATATAATTAGTTTCTATCACATTAATCACTTTCCCATCTTAATTTATGTAGTAAATCCTTATAATATCTTAATTGGTTTTCCAAATCCTGTTTAATAGATAATGGTTGTGGAATTGGATTCCAAGGCCATTTATATGTTTTATTTATCATTTTTAATGCCTTTTTTAGATATTTAATATACATTTTTAAATCTTTAACAGTATATCCCATAATTAATTCTCCTTATCTAGTTATATTCATTACATTAATTAATTTATAATAACCGTGACCTTTTTCATCCACGTCATGTTTACAAATTAATTTTGTTCCAACCTCGCCATTAAATCTAGACTTAGTAAATATCATTCCATATATTTCTACCTTATCAAATTCATATTTAATAGCATAGCTTTCAATAGCTAATAGGTCTTCGCTAGCAAATTTATATTTACCATCTACATATAAGACAAAACAATCAACTAAATCCTCAACATCATTATTGGTTTTAGCTATTACTTGTTCTTCTTTAACTACATCCATTTCACCAATATAATATCCGGTAACTTCTTTATCCTTTATAATAATATCTTCTTTACCTATTTCATAGATATTTGAATTAGTTCTTATAAACATAAACTACCTCCTAAATATCTAGTACAACCAATTCCCAATTACCGTAATGGAAAGAATAATTATATTCATGCCATTCCATTCTTTCCCAAATAAAAGGCCAAGTTAATTCCTTATCTTCAAAATCCAATGGAATAAATGTACCTGTAATATCCTCAATTAATTCCTCTACATTTTTGACATAATAAGATTCTTCCATTCATTCTTTTTTAGTGAATTTCTCAAATTCGCCTCTATCAATTTTATTTCCTTTATAAAATAAAACAGCAATATCATCGTCATATTGGTATTCTTTTCTGTTTTCTCTTTTATATATTGGTTTATAAATATCAGGTAATAAGCCCATAATTTTACCTCCTTATGAATTATAAATATGCTCTTTTGCATCTTTTTCAGTTAAAAACCAAGAATGACCATATTCATGAATAGGATATTCAAATTCATCATATCCTCCACCATAATCGTCATCATATTCGCTAACAATAATAAATGATTTTTGCTTTTTATCTCAATGAGAATACTGCTCAACTGTTCTATGAAATAAATTTTTTGAAAAACTTAATTCAACTATTACATCATCTTCTTTTAAATTAACTATCTTTTTAAGGGTATTAATATCAACATATTTTAATAGAGAATCTAAATATTCTTTAGCTGCTTTTTCAGCTTCACTTTTAGTTAAAAAGAATTTTATATTTAAGTCCTTCCAATTAAAACCCATATTTCTTCCAAAAACTTTAAAATTAATATAATGTGTATCTACTTTTACATCTGTATTATGACCTACTTCTCCTAATTTATTATAGTACCATATTCCTTCGGTCATAACTTGATATAATGTATCTTTGTCAAAATTATAATTCATAATTTACCTCCTATCCGTATATTCCGTCTCAACGTGTTTCAAATCTATTTACATAATATTTATCTTTACTTTCTATATAAAATACATCCTCTTTTTTAAAGTTAAATCTCAAATTATTTCTAGTATACTTACTATAAATTCTATCTCCTTCAATTTTATAGATTATGGATTTATAATAACGATATTCTTCTTCATCATCCATTGGAGCGGTTTGTCTAACATATATACTATCTCCAATTTTTAACTCATCTATTTTTGACATAATATTACCTCTTAAAAATCTGCTACATTTTTATCAGTTCTAAAATCTAAAAATACTGGGAATCTCAAACTTAATCCACCATTTTGATTTGTTGTTTCTTCAAAATATTGAACAGAAATAATTTTACCAATATATGAATCAGGATTTTTTCAAATTTCTTGCCTTAATTCCTTACTTAATCCTGAACCTACTTTAACAGTATTTCCATCTTTATATCTAACTAATAAGGCACCTAACATATTAGCGAAATTTCCTGAACCTTCTTCATAACCAATTACCTCTAAATCAAGGTCTTGCATTTTCTTTACTTTTAATAAAGAATTGGTTCTCTTAAATTCGTATCCAGCATCTAATATATTAATCATAATACCTTCTTCACCATTATCAACCATTTTATTTAGAATAGGCATTATTTGTTCTGTATCTTCACCTTCATATAAAATAGGTAGCATTTCAAAATAAGTATGGTTTAAATTTGCTAAATCAGTATCATAATTAACATCTTCCATAACAAAATTATTTCTAAAAATTTGAACTAGCATTTGTCTTCTACTTTTATATGGTCTATTACAGAATTGGTTTTTAAATTCTGAGGCATTCATACAATCAAATACTAACATTTTTAAACCGTGTTTGATTCCATCTTTTCTAGAAATTTTCATACATGCTTTATATTGCTCTTTTGAAGTTAATTTTATACCTACTGCTGGTCTTCCTTCTTCATCTAATTCAACAGTATAAGGATTTAATATAGTTAATTCACCATCTAAACAAATATTATCAGGCATAGTTTCTAACATTTCTTTTTCTAAATCAACTAATCCTTCATATAATTGTCCTTGTCTAGTATAGAAAGTAACTTCACCATTTTCTTTAATAGCAATAATTCTAGAACCATCAATTTTTCTAGTTAAAGCAAAGGCCTTACCATTTACAATTTCAGGTTTATCAAAATATTTATTGGCAAGTTGAACGGAAAATTGCGGAATGAAGTTACCCATACATTTATTAATACTTAATACATCAACACCTAAGGTTAATGATTTTGTAATTATGGCATCAAATAATTCATAATAATCCACTTCTAATAAATCTTTAAATTGTTGAACTTTACAAATATCCTCATCTCTACCAGTATTATGAGTTACTAAATAATTCATAAGCTCATACATACTTGTAACTTCTTCACATTCCATTCAAATTTCTTTGTAAAGCTTCTTTTCTGATATACCCGTAATCTTATAAGGATTATAAATAAAATCTAAATATACCTTAATATTTTGGTTATCATTATATTTTCGTAGAATATCCATTTTATAATTTCTTGAATTATTTTGTTGAATCTCATCAACAAATTCTTTAAATTTAATTAATGTTTCCATTCACACACCTCATATATAAATTATACAATAAAAAAATAACTATCCATTACTGAATAGTTATTTTAGGAGGAATTTTTAAATAACTTAGAGTAAGACCAAAACTTACATCTCCATCTCGAAATGATAGCATTCTATAAGGTAGCGCTAATTCCTTATTATTAAACCATCTAAGTCTTTTTATGGCAGGGGTACCAGGACTCGAACCCGGACACGAAGTTTTGAAGACTCCACGGCTACCATTACCTCTTATACCCCTATATGAATTGAATATCTACTCCTAGCCGCAGATATTCTAAGGTCTTTCTTTTTAGGTTATCTTCTAACCCCTGGATGTATGCAACCAAAAGTGTCTTCCAACTGTTACCTTTCACTAGGCGACCCTCTCCACTATATTATTTTACATATAATATATACAATTTATTTCCTCTTCTTATTGGTATTTCCATAATAATATGATTTATTGTTTAAATCATAACAATTATCAAAGTCTTTCTTCTTTCTCATTTGTTTAAAAGGAGCACATTTATTTCTTCCTTTAAATGCAATTATAGATAAACCAATTATGCCAATTATACCAATAATTATCATCATTATTGTAAAAACAATTACTGAATCCATATAATATCACCTTCCTTATAATATTATATACAATATTAAATTATCTTAAACCAATTATCATTTAATAATAAATTATATTTGTCTTCAATAGTATAATAGCATAATCTTTCATAATCCATTATTCTATCTAATTCATAATCCCAATCAACATCATTAGTTCGTATAGTTTTAACTTTTCCATCAAATCCAACAAATTCAATGAATGTTTCCATTCCTGCATCATCTAAATATTCAGGAAATGTTTCATTTCTATATTCTAAAATTCTATTTAAAGGGAATTTTACTTTTTCTGTATTTTGAGAACAGTCATATTCTTTTTCTTCATCCTTAGTAGGTTTTCTAAAACATCTATCTTTACCTTGTTCATCCAAATTTAAAGAAGATAGATTTGCCCTATAACTTCTAAATATTGAATAAATAACTCTTTTATAAATGTCTAGATAATTAGTTTCTCCATCCTTAAATTTTCTTAAACAAAAATTAGTTTCAGTAATTAACTGGTCAATATAATTTTCAAATAACTTTGATTTAATTTCATTTTCAGTAAAATTCATTTTATTCACCTCTATTTTTTAATTATATATACAATATACAATTGGAAAACAAAAAAAATGGTGTGAGGTATGGGAATTGAACCCATATACCTGGTGCCACAAACCAGTGTCTTAACCTTTGGACTAACCTCACCATGTATAAAAATTTTTGGCAGGACCGGCAAGATTCGAACTTGCGATAGCCTTACGGTGTCTGGGTCAAAGCCAGATGTGTTCA